ATGAAGAGCCTCTCCCAAACCGAGTATCGCGCACGCGAAGCCCTGCTCAAGCGCATCAGTGAGCTGGACTACACCGTGGTCCAGCGGCTCGCCGCCCTTGGCCTCTCACCCGAGGCCATCGCCAGGGTTCGAGCGCTCACGCGTTGGAGCAATCCTCATAGCACTCCAGCGGCCCTTGAAGACGTCTCGCCCTGGTTCCGTGTGGGAGCCCAGCGGCCAGGAGACGGCGGCTCAAGCGGGAGGGCAATTGGTGAGATCAATGGCTGGACCATCCTTGTCTGGCCGACCTGATCAGGTACGTGGCACATGAGTTCCGCCCGATCTTTCATGGTCCCAAAGTGGACCGAAACCGTCGCCGACCTGAGGGCCACCGAGGGTGTGCGCGTCTATCGTCTCTGCTCACGATGCGGGAGCGAGGAGCTGGTCGACCTCGACAAACTGATCGACACTTTCGGCCCGCTCTACAGCCTTTGGAACAGGCGAGCCCCGTGTGAGACCTCGGGCTGCGAGGGCCGCACATGGTATCGCGCCCAGCCTCCGAACTACTTCCACCGCATAATGAAGGACGCCGCGCCGGAGCACGTCGACCGTTTGCACCAGCGCTGGAAGGCTTCCCTGCCGCCTGATGTCCGCGACACGCTTCCGGTCATCCCGATGCTGCAGGCGACCGACATGTGCATCATGGTGGGCTGCGGCCGCTGCGAACTGCGGGCCTATCTCGGAGCGACAGATATCCGCGCGTGGGGCGCCTCGATTTCCCTTCTTCAACTGATCGAGCGGGTTGCGTGCAGCCACGGGTGCGAGGTCGCCGCCGACTTGGTGTGCCGTGACGCCGTGCCTGAAAAGGAGCGCCCGATATGACCATGTTCCAGACGCTCGGAAAGGTGATGCGCTATCACGACCGGCTCAAGGTGAAGTGCGCCTGCGGTCACGAGGCCAGCTTCTCACAGAAGGAGGCGTACGCCCTCTTCAGCCCCGATTGCTATCCGAGCGACATTCGCCAGCGACTGCGCTGCTCGGCCTGCAAGGAGATCGGCAAGGTCGAGATCGACGTGGGATAGACAACGGCGTTCGTCCGCGCTGAAGTCTGGCGTCCAAGGGAGGGCGCGGCCATCTGCAACAACTATAGAAACGATTCAGAGCTGCTCGCCTGGGCTGAGGACTTCGACCGCTTCCTGCGGCGCCATCTGCGCATGCCCGCTGACCCGTCGAACCTCACCTATCGGAGCGACGTCTATCCCAAGTACGAAGGCCTCTTCGTGCGGCCGGTCGATCCTTCGGACCCGAATGGCGACCTTGAGCCGGCGGTTGGCCGCTGGGGGCTGATACCCTTCTTCCACAAGGGCTCGGCCAAGGACTGGAAGGCGGCGACGAACAACTGCCGCTCCGAGGACATGGCGACCAAGCCGTCATTCCGAGACGCCTTCAAGCGCAAGCGTTGCATCATCCCGGCCAGCAGCTTCTGCGAGTTCACCGGGCCCAAGGGTTCGATGACGAAGCATCAGATCAGTTCGGCGACGGGCGGCCCGCTCTTCCTCGCCGGCCTGTGGGCCAGCACCAATTGCGCAGAGGGTCCGGTCGAAAGCTATACGATGGTCATGCAGGGCGTGGGCCCCGGCGACGACATGGAGCGGTTCCACAATCGCCAGCCGGTGTTCCTGACGGCGGAGAACGTGGGCGCGTGGCTCGATACCTCGGCCGACGTGTCGGATGTGATCACATCGCCCGCGACGGGGATGCTTGCATTCGATCCTCCGGAGCCCGCTGCAGCATGACGCCCTACGAGCGTGTGGCCGAAGAAACGACGGCGGCAGTCGCAGCTGCGCGCGATGGCCTCTCAGCTTGGGGCGTCCGAATAACAACTTGGCTCGTAGTCGGAAATGCTGCCGGATTAGGCTTAGTGTTCACCGGCATCTTATCGGGCACCGCGTGTGATCAGGCAGTGATACGCCCTCCCGTTTGGCTCTTTAGCGCTGGTCTAGGCTTTGCGTTCCTTGGCGCTTGCGTCGCCTACAGCTTCGGCTGGTGGGGAATGCTCGTGCTTCAAAAGATGAAGGCCGCCGTCGATACTATGGCGACAACAGAGTTTCACATGCGGGAACTCGAAGCTAAGGGATTCCCGCATGTGGAAGATGGACCACTTCAGAACCAGCAAGACGCCGCCATAGCTCAACTGCCCGATCTCGCAGGGAAGGTCACTACGCTGTGGCGCGGTGCAGCGATCGCCATAGGTCTCTCAGTTCTTGCCGCCTTGGCATTCGCTAGTGGAGTGGCCTATCCCGCGCTAGTGTCAGGGGAGCAATTCGCGACCTGCGCCGCGAAAAAGTAGGGGAGAGCGACTAAAAGCGCTCCCGCACCACCTCTTGAGGCCGCTTATCCTCGCGCAGCCCCTTGAAGCTGGCCTGCCGCAGCTTGCCGCTCTCGGTCCATTCGCTGATCTCGGCCGAGGCTACGAGCTCGGGCCGCACCCAATGGATCTCGCGCGTCTTCCGCGGCGGATCGCCGGCTTCGAAGGGTGATTTCGGGACCTCCAAGGCCTCCAGCCGCTTCACGAGGTCAGGAGCGTTGCCGAAGCCGTTCTTGATCGACCCGGCATAGGTGAGCTTGCCCTTGTCGTAGACGCCCACAAGCAGGCCCTTGAACGGCCGCATGGGCTCCTGCTTCCAGCCGCCGATGACCACCTCTTGCGATGGCCGGCACTTGGACTTCACCCACCCGGCGCCGCGCTCGGCTCTGTACGGCGCGTCCAGGCGCTTCGAGACGATGCCCTCTAGCTCCATCTGGCAGGCCGAGCGGAAGAGCGAGAGGCCCGGCAGGTCGAAGCTCTCGACGTCTCGGATGCGGGGACTCTCCACCTCGGCCAGCAATTGCTCGAGCACGGACTGCCGCGCCTTGAGCGCATAGGGCCGCATGTCCTCGCCGTTGGCCCAGAGCACATCGAAGACGAAGTAGACGAGCTTGCCGCTGTCTCGCCGGTTCAGCGACCGCCGAAGGCCCGAGAAGGTGGGTTGGCCGTCAGCCCCGATCGCGCAGAGCTCGCCGTCGAGGATGCACTCCGGCAGCTCTGCGAGGTCCTTCGCCAGCGCCGGCAACTTGTCGACCCAATTGAAGCCTCTTCGGGTGTAGATCCGCACGCCGGAGCGGCCGACATTGGCCTGCATCCGGTATCCGTCGAACTTGATCTGGTGGACCCAGGCCGCGCCCTCCGGCGGCCGGCTGACGAGCTTTGGATGTTGGAACGGCTGAAACTCAACCGGCATGTCCGGCTTGACGTACTGCCGCTGACTCGGAGGCCTCCGCTTGCCGACCGTCGCCATAGGAACCTCCTGCCCTTTCAGGAGTCGAGTCCGTGTGGACACGGAGGGTTCCTATGTTGCGGTCGGAGATGTCGTTTGTCGGTGAACCGGAAGGCGACGACATCGCGAAATACTTCCACTCATGCCCCCGCTGCGGTCAGCCGGTTGACCGGCGCGATCTGGCCGCCGTCTACTATCACGAGGGGGTCGGCCATAAGCCCCTGCCGACACGTGAAGCCCTCCGCCTGGTCATCGCGGAAGACCAGCTCGACGCCATTCTGAGCCTCAAACCGTCCTAGCCCCCTGGACACGGGAGATCGCCATGCGACCCGACGAGCCGAGAACCTTCGACCCGCACGAGCCCATCGACCTCTCGAACGAGGCAAAGGTCAGGGAAATGACCCGGAAGCTCGATTGCTCGGAAAAGGAGCTGGCCGAGGCCGTGAAGAAGGTCGGCGCCCAGCCGGTCGCGGTCGCCATCTTCCTCGGCAAGTCGGACGCCCTGGAGATCAGCACATGAAGGCCAACGCCGACGTTCATCGCGAAATCGCCGAGGCGCTGGCCGTGCTGGTCCAGCAGATCGACGTGAACGACTACCGGGACAGCAAGGGTCACCCTGCCAAGAACAACCTCGCCTTCATCAAGGCGCAGGAGATCGTCGACCGGCTGGGTTGCTCGCACGAGGATATCTGCTCGGCGCTTGAGCGGTACGGCAACGACATGGCGGGCGCGGCCAAGCACCTCGCCGCGGCCTAATGCTTAACAAATGAGCGGGACAACTCGGAATTGCGTCTGACAAGCTACCCTTGGACCGAGTAACCCGAGGGCTCTCCTGATGGCCCTCGGCAGGCGGTCGCCTTCAGGCGGATCGCCAACCCCGCAGGCGGGGCTCGCCTGTCCCGGCGGCTGGTTAGGGAGCAGTCGGGACAGGTTCCCGCCCACCTCTTGCGGCGCCCGCTCACCTGCGCAACTATCCCGCGCATGAAGGTGCGCGAACTCATCCAAGCGTTGGGTGAACTCGATCCCAACCTTGAAGTCCTGATGCCGTCAACCGTCGCCGATCACGGCGGCATTGAGAGCGTCACGCTCGACCTCGCCAGCCGCAGCCATGGTGACCTGCAACTCTGCTACGACGATGATGAAGGGGCGATCCAGGTGGTTCGCCTTCTGGGTGTTGGTGAGTGGCACGACACACCGACGAACCCGTACGCCGACGACCCCGAGGAATCGCGCTAGCTCGCCGGCATGTCCGACGAAGAGATCGAGCGCATAGCCCGCGAGCTTCAGGCCCAGCCGCTCACCTTCCCCGGCACCGTTCAGCCGTGGGACTACATCACAGAGAAGTCGAAGGAGTTCTGGCGGGAGAAGGCGCGGCGTGGGGAGCGGGCGGCCAGCCAGCAAACCAACCCAAGCGAATAAGATCACGACAAGGCTTGACCGCACCTGCAGGTCCGACTATTTAACCAATCTAGGTTGATGATCGGAACCGCACGGAGGCTAAATAGTTAGCCCTACCGGGGGTGCGGAACCGCACATCGGCCACGAAGGAGAACACCATGAAACTAACTCCTTTCGGGAAGTTGGTTAGGCATCACAGGCTTCACAAGGAGATCGCGCTTTCGGAAATGAGCACCGCTGTAGGCGTCAGCACCGCGTTCGCCTCGGCTGTGGAAACGGGTGTCAAACGCATTCCCACGGACTATCCGGACAAGGTCATCGCCGCTCTCGACCTCAATGCAAAGGAAGCAGCCGAGCTTCACGAAGCAGCAGAACTCTCGGTGCCGGAAGTAAAAATTACCTTGGCGAAGAACGCGCCGCGTGCCGACCGAGAGGTCGCGGCTCTTTTTGCACGCCGATTTAACAATCTACCCGCGGAAACAAAAATGAGCATCCGCCACCTACTGGAGGACGACGTCGTTGAGTGAGATTTGCTCGCAGGCCGTGCCCAGGAGCATCGACACCATCCGGAGCATGGCTCTGCAGGTGCGCGATGCCCTGGGCTACCGACAGGTGGCCCAGATCAACACTACTGAGATGTTGGAGTTTGCCCTGCCCCGCATTCTTCCCGGCTTCATCTACGACGTGAAAACAATGGCGAAGATGGGCGAGAACGAAGGCCTCGCCAGCCCTGACCGTGACTATATCGCGATCCGCGAGGACGTGTGGGAAGGCGCCCGGCGCGGCAGGGGCCGAGATGCCTTTACGCTAGCGCACGAGCTTGGCCACGTGATCCTTCACCAGAGTGAAAACTTGATGCAACGCCGTGGCCGGGGAGAACCCGCCATCTTCTGCCAACCCGAGTGGCAGGCAGATACGTTCGCCGCAGAGCTGTTGATGGATTTTCGCAAAATAAAGGCGACGGACACTCCCCATTCGATCTCCCATCGGTTCGGGGTGTCAAAGGCTTGTGCGGAACGGCGCTTGCGCACTCTGCGTCGCACAGGAGCTTACATAACAAACGAGCCAGGGAGGTTTTTCCACCCTAGCTCGTAAGCAGAATCCTTAACCGTCGGGGAGGACGCACCTGACGGCGCGGCTCTCGATGGTGGCTTCCTGTGGTCTGAACAATCATCAGGATAAGCTCACTTTCGAGTTTCGCAAGGGTTAACCCGCGTCCCGAAAGAAACCGCGATGGGCAACAAAGCCCCCTCTCCCCGCAAGAACGGGGTCATCTTCCGCCGCTTCCGCAAAGTGCGGGGAGGCCGCATCCTCGATGCCCACGACTATGGGTACGAGGCTTGGCCGATCCCGATCCGCCGGTAGCTAGCAAAGAGAAGGAGCCCCCTCCGCCTGAGCGGAGGGGCTCCCCTACAAAGGTGCCGGTGCCGGCCGCGCTCCTGAGAGGCGCATAGCAAGGCTATGACGGGGCGGCGGCTGCAGTTCGCGTGCCAACCGCTCAGCGTTCAAGTTCGCTCCGCTCCTGATCGCCAGCGACGACGAGACGGAGCATCGCGATCGCTGCCCGCCGAGCTTTCGGCGACAACGAACTGAGAATCCGCATGACTTCCTGGCTCTCCTTGGATTGCAGGGCGGTCAGGTCGATGGGATCGGCTGTCAGCTTGCGCGCCGTCGGCGGGAGCAAGTCGGCCGGGTCGATCCCCAGGGCCTCGCCGATCCGGCACATCATCGAGGCGGAGACTCGGTTCGCTCCACGCTCGTACTTCTGCACCTGCTGAAAGCTGATCCCGCAAGCGTCGGCCAAGCCCTTCTGTGAGAGCTTCTTCGCCAACCGGAATGCACGCACGCGTTGCCCGACCTCGATGTCAATCGGATCGGGACTCCTTTCCTCAGTCATATCTCCAATGGTTCCTCGTCAACACAGGATCGAGCAAGGGACGGTTGCCACGCTTGCTCGTCTGCCAAAAACCACTGGAATTGCAACGTCCAAGCGTTCGGATTTGGCAACAACGCGTCGTGCTGGGCGCCGTGCATGCGCCAAGCGGCCGCTGCACACAAAAGAGCCCCTCCCGCCGAAGCAGGAGGGGCTAGTCATCAGTCGAAAGCTTCCAGATGTGAGGTGAATGCCGGCCGGTCGGCGGCGTTCTCTAGCGCGGTCGCGTCATCCGGTGCAGGACGATGGCGACGAGCACGCCCGCAAGGGCGGCTACGCTCATGTAAAACCAGAACATCTGTCACCCATCAGGCGGGGGCTTGGGGCACTTGAACGTCAGCCGAGCGCCGTTGTTCACCGCCCAGCGGCAGATGCGCCCCACCTGCAACCAGCCATCCGTGCCCCAGGCCTCGATGGCGGCATCGTGGTCGAGGTGCCCCTGCTCGCTCCCAAGCATTTCGATCGTGGGGACCGGCTTGGGGCGCACCTTCAGGTCATCCGCACTCGGGAACGCCTGAGACGTCGACCCCAGCGTTCCGCAGGCGCTGACAGTCAAAGCGGCGGAGGCGCTCACTAGGAGCCGCATCGGGTAGACCGGAAGCCGCATCGCGTAGGTCCTTTTCGAGCTTGTCGACGGCCGCCTCGTCGCGTGCGCGCTCGCCGGCGGCTTTGATCTTGGCGGCGCTGTCTCGGGTGATGGCGGAGACTTCGGCCCTCGCCTGGCGGTTCTTCTGGATCTCGACGCCTGAGCATTGGCCCAGCATGAAGGCGGGCCCGGCGATCACGGCGGCGCCGACGAGGGCCGGCCACCATGTGCGCGCCGCGGCGCGTGCAGCCATCCACTGGATCATGGCGACGTCTCCTTCGCGAAGAGGATGAAGAGGCAGGCGAGGAATGCGGTGGCGAGCACGACGCCGGCGAGGCGCAGCCGGCGGATCACCGCCAGTCGCCCGCCTGGAGCGCGGCGTAGAACACCTCGGCCGCGTCCGCGACCTTTCCGCCGCTGCCGTCCGGATTCACGATCCGCCGAGCGTTCACGAACTGCTGCCGCGTCGGCTTGGCGGCGATGAAGTCGTTCAGCTTCTTGCCGGTGAAGAGACCCTTGAGCATGCCGATGACGAGGATCCGCGCCGAGATGTCGGGGCGTAGGGCAAGATCAGGGTTCTTGGACAACTCGCCGCCGAGGCCGAGCTCTGCATCGAGCTTCGCATACATCTCGCGGCCTGTGATGTGGACTTGCCCCCTGCCCCGATGATCCCAGCCGTCGTTCGTGCCGGGCCGGTTGCCCATGCGGCCGTTGTAGACGTGGTTCGCCAGGGCCTTGGCGTTCCGAACGAAGGGCTCGGCGCTCGCGATGGTAGGGAAGCGGTTCGGCCAAACGGCACGAATGCGCTCGGCCGTCGTGTAGTTCAGGTTCTCGACGTTCGGCGCCATCTCGCCGCCGGTCTCGTGAAAAGCGGTCGCCAGGCAGTACGCGGCCCAGGACATCGGGAGCTTTCCGGCCCCAGCCGCCAGGATCGCCTCGCACCCGGCGAGCTCCTCGTTGGAGATCGTGTCGCCGAGAAGCCTGGATGCGCGAAGGTGATTGTAGAAGGCGGTCGGCTTCTGAAGGCCGACGAGATCCGCAGGGGGCGCAGGCGAGGCCGTGGGCGGCTCTGGCGTCGGCTCCAGCCCAATGTCCACCCCAGATACAGCAAGGGCCTCCAGCGCATCCGCGGAGGCCCTTATCTTCGCCACTTCGGCGAGGAGAAGTTCTCGGCTCATCGCTGCACCCGCTCTTCAAGAGGAAGCTCGCCATCGTCCGCCGGCGTCGGCGCGGCTGGCGTGACCGTCGTCTCGACCTTGGTCTCGACCTTCAGCGGCTGAGCCTCGTCCTGGTCGATCGAGGCTTGGATGCCCTCTCGACCGCCGCGAATGTTCACTGAGAGGCCGGTGATTGCGACCAGGGCCACGAGGATCAGGCACGCCGCAGCCATCAGCCCCCAGCCTAAGAGCTCAAGCTGCTGTTGTTGCCGCTCAGGCGCCCACGGGCCCAGCCAGATCACCAGGCCGAAGCCCACGAAAACGAAGGTCAGGGCAATGCCGGCGCCGATCTGCGCCCAGATCTTCACGGGCGCGGCCGCAAGGAGTGCGCGCCAGGTATTCGCGATCAGGTTCATGGGAGCTTGTCCTTGAAGCCGAGGACGGCCACGCCGGCGAAGAAAACCGACAGGAGCCAGGGCGCGTTCTTGCCGAGCCAACCAATGAGGCCGCTCGCCCCTTCGATCCGCTGACGGAAGTCCTCCAGCGACTTGATCCGGGCGTCGTGCTTTTCGAGCTCGCCCCGAACCTCGCTCGTGATCTTGTTCGCGGCATTGACCAGGTCAGAGCGAGCGGCCTGAAAGCCCTTCTCCATGTCCCCGCGCAGTTCGGCGAGCTTCGTCGGCGTGTCCTGGGCTCCTACCCGCTCCGTCAGGCGAACCACTGCATCGCGGGCCTCGCGTGCGTCGGCGCGCGTTTCGGTGATGCGATCGTCCATTCCCTGCAGGCGGGCGATGATCTCGCGATAGCCGGCGTCACTCTGATCAACCGACACGTCAGGTCACCCCGCGCGCAGCAGTTCGCAGGCCGTCGTTCATGGCGGGCGGTCCTTTCGAGGTCGGGGATGGGTGGATTTTCGGCCGTCGATTCCAGCTTACGGCGGCGATGAACCTCGGCATCCAACCTCCGAAAGGAGACGTGGATGTCGGAACGCTATTCGGAGCGCGCGCTCAGGCGACGGCGCGTTGCTGTAGCACTCAGTGTGTTCGGTGCGCTCGCCGCGACCGCGGCGGCCTTTGCAGTTCCTGCCGCGCTGAGCCCTTACCTCTTCATGGCCGCCGGCGCGCTGTACGCGATCGCCGGCGTGCAGGCGCTGCCTTGGATCACCGGAGAAGTCGAAAGCCGAACCACCAAGCGAGATCGCGGCGGATGGTGAGATATCGAAGCCCGCCGTCGGTCGCAGCTCGCGTCCTAGGATTGGCGCTGGCCTTTGCCGCGGCTTTCGCTGCCGGCGTGATCTTCGCCGTCACCACGGACGCCGCAGCCTACATCAACCGCCACTTCTGACCGCCTCGCCTATCCGGTGAATCTCCGGAGTTCGGGGGGTGCGACATGTTGACTCCGCCCAAACCCAGGCGTTGGTTAACGCCACTCTGGGGAGAGTTAACATGCTCAGGATCTTTGGCGCGGCGCTTGCCGCCGCCACACTGGCGTGGGCCAACTCGGCTAGCGCCGCAATCGTCACCATCGACTTTGATGACCGGGCCCCCGGTAGCTCGGCGAGCTATGGCGGCGAAGGCTACAATCTGGGCGCAAACATAATCACGCCAGAAGGTCACGCTACCGGCAGACCTCATTACCCAGGCGAGACATATATCAGTCTCTACGGGGGTGGTCGCTATGGCCAATACTCACTCGGGAACATGATCTACGCCCCGGAACTCTTGTCCCTGGACGTTTATTTCGACGGTCCCGGAAAGGTGGTTGTCGTGGGCGGTCTGCATTACCAGAACCCCACCGAAGTCGGCCCTGGATGGACGACGCTAAGCAACATCACCGACCTGATCTCGGACTGCCGCTTTCGCTGCATGCTCCTCCTCAAAGGCGAAGGCGCCATGGTCGATAACGTAACCTTTGACACAAGATCCGCATCTGTGCCGGAGCCCCAGACATGGGCGTTGCTGATCTCTGGCTTCGCCCTCGCGGGTAGTGCCATCAGGACGCAGCGCCGACGCCTTGGCGCTCTCCTGTAGGGAGTAGAGCGCCGTACCAGGAGCCATCAGGGGCCTGCAGCGGCGCCAGTGGCGTGAAGTTGAGGTTGGCCAAGTCCGTGTAGAGGGTAGTATCGGCCACACCGCCTTGCGCCTTCGACTGCGGGTCTGAATTGGCTGGGGGTGGCAAGGAGCCCGAGGTCACGCTCAGGTGCGTCATCTGCACGTCAGGATCGGCTGCGGCGGTCCACGACAGTGAGCCAAGCGCGCAGTGATCGATCTTGTTGTACGCGCCGGACACCGCCTGGAAGCCGCCGGAGAAGAACTCCCCGCTTCCGGCCATGCTGATGTACTGCCACACCACATGATCCCAGATGCCAGACTGATAGCCGGGTTGTGAGCTGTTCGGCGGATAGTCGGCGGTCGTATCTTGCGACGTGATCAGGCGCGCCCCGAAGTCGCGCCAAGTCGTGTAATTGCCCCCACCTCCATCCAAAGACAGAAATGCGGAGCCCACCGTGTTCTCGACGCTAATGAACTCGGCGCATGCGTTCTCATGCACTCGGCCCTTGCCGTTGTAGACAATCGCGTCGCTGTGCACGTCTACAATAGTGATGAAGTTCGCGGTCCCACTCAGGGGGGTTCTGGGAATGCCTGCAGATGGCGGGTTGCCGGGAACGTTGAGGTATTTTGCCGCCCTTGTGGGCGCCGGACTCGCAATTGTCGCGGTGAATCCACTCCACGTATTGATCGCATCAACCACAGCTTGGACGCTTGTCGGGTTGAGCGTATCGGTTCCTATGTCTACCGAGTGCGTTTCAACGCCGTCTTCGTAGACCTTGAAGGCGCTTTGCGCGCCGCTTGGATCGGGCTTCTCATACTCAACAAGCGATGCCGGTCCCGAATAGCTCAGAGTGAACGCATCTTGGTTCGTTCTGAGGCCAGAGAGGATGCCGCTGACGGTGCTGACGCGGCCTCCGTGGATCAGGTAGACGTTCTCGTGTCCTGAGCCACCAACGCGCTCCACGCTACAGTTGCGAACGAGCTTGCAAAAGCCCAGCCCATATCCGGCCAGGTCATGAGCATCGACCTCGGTGAAGAACCAGTTGCCCTCAGAGTTATTCTGGGTAGTCAGCCAATAGCCGGTTTGGGTGCGACCCTTGAAGAGCGCGCTCGTGCCGCTCCCAGAACCCCCGAAGGCTGGGTTGGGTGATCCCGTCTTGATCTCGCAGCCATCGAACCAGAGTTTGAAATTCGATCCGGTCTGACAGCGGATCGCACTGGAGAGCTGGTAGTTGCACGCCGCCGTGTCGATGACGATGCCGGCCCCGCGGAAGCGTAGTCCGTCATACTTCGGCATATAGCCGGTCGAGGCCCCGTCGCCGATTATCGCGGTGACGCCAGGGGCCGCTTGGATCGTGGCCCAGGTGGACGATTGCAGATAATCGACCGTCACGCCGCCAAGGGCGTAAGCCCCATTCTCCACGATCGTAAGCAGGGGGCGGCGCTTCACTGGTGCGGTGTTGATGTAGTTCAGCGCCGCAACGATCGTCTGATACCGCTGTTGGGCGATTTGAGGTTGGCTTGGCGCAATGGAGAGTTCGATGTCATAGACGTGCGTGTTGATCGTCCCTGAGGCTACGCCAGGAAGGCGCGCATAGTACCGGCGGGGGCCGATGACGCGTTCCTGGAAGCTTCCATTGACGGGCACCGCGCGCCAGTAGATCTCCATATCGCCCGAGGGGTTGAGAGCCATGATCGCGGCGTGATCGAACGTCGCGAAGTAGCCAAACACTGTCCGGCTTACCCCGTTTGCGTCTTGGTAGGTGTGATATGAGGGAGCGGTGATCTCGACCGCATTGCCTTCGCAGTAGGCGATGACCTTTTCGATCCCTTGGTTGGTCGTATCGTCGGTCCCCGCCACGACGCCAATCGTGAAGTCTTCGCCGAACGTGTCGTCCCATGGCATCAGATCGCGGAGCCAAGGCTTCCCGGCTCCTCCGTTGACCCGAACGGGATCTTCGGGAACGCCATCGGCGAAACCGCTTCCGGCCGCGCCTGTCCACGCAGCGCTGGGAACCAGCTTCGTGAGCGCAGCTGCAACCGGGCCCACCGGTGAACTGTGCGCGAAGTCATCAGCCGCGCCGACGGCGTTCTCGGCCCGCACACCGGCGCGGAGATAAAGCCCCTCCAACTCCGAGCCGACCAGCAGCGCCTGCGCCGTCGCACCGGCGATATCGACCCAATCCTGGCCATCAACCGATGACTGGTGCTGGTAGTCGTATCCCGTGACGTCGTTCGCCCAGACGCCGTTTGTCGCCGTCAGTGTTTGGCCGACGGTCGCAGCGCCAAGGAAAAGAGGCGCCTCGACGACGACCGGCTTTTTCGGAGGCTCGCCGCCCCGTGTGAGACGCAGGAGCTGGGCGCGATTCATGGACTGAACCCGTAGGCCGCAAGCCGCATCGTATCGGTCCCGGGCGTTGCTACGACCGGCTTGACCGAGAGCCGCGCGCCTGAGGCTATCGTCCGCTCGACGAGCCTCATGGCGCGGTTGAGGAAGCTAGCCGCCGTGTTGGTGATCCAGGTGCTATGACGCGCGAAGTCGGCCTCAGCGGCGGCAGCGCCGGTCGCAAAATGAAGGTCGAGCTGCTGCGAAGTGGCCGGCACCGCTCCCGATCCGCCGGGCGAGAACAGGAATGCGCCATAGGACGCCGCCAGTGAAGCCGACAGCGTCCCGTAGGTGGTTCCGCCCGAACCTTGCAGCGCGATGTCGGAGGCCGACGCCCTGGTGTTCGCCACGTCGACATTCAGCGCCGTCATGGTCGAGTACATCGGCGCCGACTGGGCGCTGCGGACAAAGCCGACGATGCCGATGCGCAGGGTGCGGTTGGAGTTCTCAGCCTGGATGCGAGCCTCGAACAACCCGGCAGTGATTGCCAGCGGCAAGAACACAGGGATTGGCGCGAAACCCTGGTTGGGCTCGATGTAGAGGTCGGGGACGACGGTCACGCCGCCGACACGAATGTCGACCAGGTATCTCGCTGAGCTCGCCGATCCGGGGCCGAGATACAGCACGAAGCCCGCCCAGTCTTCGGTGGAGGTTCCTATGGCGGTCCACGACCCCTTCGTGTTGTTGGTCCCGCCAGACTGAACCAACGTCGTAGCGCCATCTGCCGCGAACCCGAGCCATTCCTCTTCGACGTCAAGGTTCTGATTGGCGCCGGACGCTCCGGCGCTCCCGAAATAGACGAGCTGGCTCATGTCAGGCGCTCGTGACGGTCTCGACCGAACCGTCGACGTTTGCCGTGGTCGAGCAGTTGATGGTCAGCGCCTGGTTGACTCCGGTCACGTACCAAGGCCGCGACGAGAACTCGAGGACCGCCGCCCCGCCGCTCGCCGGAAAGCGGAACCTGTCCACTACGGTCGAGCCCACCTTGATCGTGACGAGGTTCGCGGCGTCGCAGGTGAACTTCATCCGGTGGACGCGGGTCGTTTGCCCGCTCACGGCTGCGACCAGCTGCGTGTCCCCAGTGGTGTTCTTGGCGATGGTTGTCACCGCAAGTCCGGTCGTTTTCTGGAGAGGCTGCGGCGGAAGCTCAGCGACCGGCGTTTCGAGCGCGACCTTGACTTCGCTCAGGGTCTCTTCCGTCGCTCCACTTGCCGCAATGCCCTGCAGCGCTAGAACGGCCGCATCGTCGCCGGCGAGCGTGATGCGAACCGTGCCAGGGTCCACATTCCCGCCGCCGCCCGATATCAGCGCGAGAACGCCCTCGGAGCCGATCGCGAGCTTGATGATCTGCGCGAGGCGGTCCGGCGACATCCGGTCGACGAGGACCTTCGAGCCAGCGGCTGGGAGCGTGGCGGTTTCGATAGCCATAAATCTTCATCTCCCGTGCAGGGGACAGCGCAGGCGGCGGCCTGGCGCGGTGTCAGGTTGTCGTGAGGCTCAGGCCGCGCCGGTGCGGCTGCGGTTGAAGAGGACGCCGAAGAAAGCGATCCACATCAGCGGCCAGGGCGTCCTGGTCGCCTTCATGGCGGTGAGGAAGATCGCGTCGCCATCGAGCTTGTTGAAGCGCAGGTCGACGCGGAGAAGGTCATGGACCGCAGCGGGTAGGACGAGGCAGCGCGCCCAGCCCGAGGGCAGGATCCGCAGCAGCCATGCCGAAAAGCTGACGTCGAAGATCGCGCCGTCCGGTACCTCGACATAGAGCGAGGAGCCGACGAAGCCGATGTAGAAGCGGAAGCCGCCGAGCGCGCGATAGGATCGAACGCCCCTGACCCTAGGCTCGACCTCGACGTACAGGGCCTCCGTGAAACTGCTCACCCGGGCCAGCCGATGTTGATGTTGATGGCGTCAAGTTCTGCGCCGGTCGTGGCGTTGCGGACCTGGGACTTTAGAGCGCCGCCGTGGAAGAGAATAGCCGCGTTGCGCTGGACCATCGCGCTGGTCACCGCCAGCACCTGCTCCGCCGACGTCTGAATGTTGAAGTTGTCCTCGGCACGCATCGGCAGCACCGTTTGATGCTGACCCATGACCACGGCCGCCAGCGCTTGCCCTTGAAGGACGTCCCAGTTCTGCTGGTCATCGTTCGGGGCCGTCTTGCGCATCTGGAGCGCCTTCACTCCAGCGGGCGACTCCTGCAACCCATCGTCGATCGCGACCGTCTCGCCGAAGTCGTAGACGAGATCGAGCTGCTGACGGCGATCGCGCTCGGCGTCGATGGCGGCCAGGAGTACGGCCTTGCGTTCCTCGAGCGGGATCGGCTCCAGCACGTACTTCTCGACGATCGCACCGTCCTGGCTCGCGAGGTAGGTCGAGACGACGCGCTGACCGGCGGGAACGGGTCCTGCAGGCTGGTACTCGACGACGCCGAGGGCGGAGCGCTCGGCAGGACTGTAGGCTTCCAGATCGGCCTTCGTGTAGGTGACCTCACCGATCAGGACCGCTGCCCCCACCTTCGACGGGATGCCGTTCGTGACGAGCGCGAGGTTCATGGGTTGAGCCTCAGGTCATAGACCTGCCCGACGCGGAGGGTCACCGACGTGCCGAGGTTGGTCCATGTGATTGCGCTCTCAGCGACATAGTCGCTTGCTGCAAGGGCATCAGCTATCGCGCCACGAAACTCTGAACCGCTCTGAACAATTCTGGTCATCCATGAGGGCGGCGGCGCGAAGTCGAGCGACGGGAAGGACACTATTCGCGCGAGATAGCTCAGCACACCGATGGAGTCGGGCGCCGGCGTGAAGCCTGGAAGGGTGAGTGTTCCAGCGTTGCCTCCGCCAGAGGTCACGCTCTGACGCACCGCCTTTCCGATTCCGCGATAGGCCACAATGAAGATGGTGCCGAGGTGAGCGCCGCTCACCGATGGCGGGTTGTCGATGATCGCTTGAGTGATGCGGCGATGATAAACGCTCGTTCGCTGGCCACCGGACCAAGTGTAGTTGTCCTGCTGCCAGCCCGACCCGCTCATAGAGCCGTAGGCGAACCCAGGCTGGCCGTGCACGAACACCATCACAAAGTCGCCCGGCTGCAGTCCAGCGATGGTGCCCAGCTCAAGCGTGGCGGAGACGAGGACCGAACCCGAGGTATTCGTCAGGAACTGGAAGGTCGATCCGACGAATTGGGCCCTTGAGATGGCGCCCGCTCCCATGAAGTAGGAAGGGCGCATTACGGAGCATCCAGATCGTAGCTGTACCTGAAGACAGGGTTCGTTGCGTCGTCATCGACGCAGACAATTGTCACCAGGGTCAGCTTTCCAGCGCCAGTCGATACCGAGAGCGGCGGCTTCGCGCCCGGCTGGTAGCAGGCATGCAGCGCGAGCGTGCGCCCGCCCGTGGTGTCCTGGCGTACGAACAGGTACTTGGTGTCGCCCAGCTGATAGTTGGTCGGCTTTCCCAGCGTCCGGTTGCCGCCGAGGGTGACCTTCGCAGTGTCGCGCACGCCCCAGTCCCACTGGATCGTGGCTTGGTCGGTCAGCTCCTGCGGCTTCAACGCGTCCTTCAGCGCCTTCGCGGTGACAGCCTTGAGGTTGTCGACGCCGGCGGCGATGTCGGCAGCGACCGCGCGTCCGAGATTGATCACGATATCGGCTGCTAGCGTCCCGGCGCCGATGAGGCTGTCGCCGAAGTTGAACATGAATGACCGCGTCGCAGGGATGCCCCCTGACGCCGTCCGAAACACGTTCCAGCCACTGTAGGGCCCGCCCGTGGCGGTGGCGCTGATGATCGTGCCTGTCCCCTGCCCCGTCGCCGGGTTGAAGGTGTCCAGAACCACGATCATCTGCTGCTGCGGATTGGACTGACGCGCGAAGCCGACCGTCATGCCGGCCATGAAGGCCTTGTCCATCTGGTCGAGCGTGAAGCTGATCGTCCCGCTGTTCGCGAGCGTCAGAGACGAAAGGCTCGTTGCGCTCGTCGCCGGGGCGTTGAGGATGTTCAGGGCGAGCGACGCGACTTCCTGCGCCTTGGTGACCACCCACTGCGCGACGGCGACCAGCTGTCCGAGCGCCGGCACAAAGCGCGTGCGATGGCCGCCGTTGGCTAGGCCGGTCTGAGGGTTCGCATCGTCCGAAACCGTGGAGCCATCGCCCCCGACGTCAGGCGGGAAGGTGACTGATGCCATCTAGAAGAGTTCCCCGATGTTGAAGGCGACAGACCGGTGGAAGGGATACGGGTGCTGGATCGGGTTGAGCCGACGCATGCGGCCCAGGAACTGCCGCTGCAGAGCCCGCTCGGTGTCCGTGCCCGACCAGATGAACAGGACCTCGCCGCTGATCCCGGCCTGGCGCATCATCTCGAAGGCCTTGCCGTAGGCTTCGCGGTCGTCGAGAGGCGCGATCTCGATGTCCACGACCCGACGCCGGCGCTTGACGTCGAAGACCTCCGCACCTCCCCAGGCCTCCTGCACGCCGGTGCCGTCTTCCAGGCCGAACTGAGCGCCGACCAGGATCCGCGCGCTTGGACTCCAGCCGTTCGCGATGAAGAGCCGGCCGATCTGGATGAAGGAGTCGACGTTCAGGGGATCGTCGATCTCGACGAGCACGTAGCGCTCTGACCGCAGCTGCGGCGGCCGATGGATCAGGTGCGGATTGAGACCGCGGCGCTCCTCGGCCGAGTATTGCCCGGTCCAGAAGTTGTCGCTCTCCCATTCGAGATCGAGGCTGTCATAGACGCTCGGCCAGGCCGCCAGCCAACCGCTGTCATAGGTCGGCGTCGAGACGGCCGGATCGCTGCCGGCGGTGACCCTCCAGCGCCCGTCGAGACTGAGATTGTGCGCGACGAGGGCGATCACCCGCCACACGACGGAGGCGCCCAGATCGATCACGAACCGCGTCGCTGACGTCGCGAGCGAGGTCGACCGCGCCACCCTCGCCTGCTTGCGGTTCTTCAGGTTGTTCAACGGCAGCGTATCGACCCAGGAACCGCCGCTCAGGCTGGCCGTATCCGCCATGTTGTTCCAGGCGAAGAACGGACGATCGGTGATCTCGCTCGGAGGCGTGACGACGGGGCCGGCGTCTCCGCCGTTGAAGAGCAGCAGAAGGCTCATCGGCTACCCCCACAGCTTCAAGCGGATCGAATTGCGGCCCAGTTCGAGGCGGCGGCCGAGAACGCGAAGGTTGCGACCGCCGGAGAGCCCGAAGCGGCTATGGGTGAGCCGGCCGGTCGCGCCGATTTGCATCGCCCCCTGGTCCAGCGCCTCGGCGTCCAGCGGCACGTCGAAGAGGTCGCGGCGAACCTTGTGGAGGGCGAGGAGCCGATGGGCCTCGGCCTCCGCGTCGGTCCCAGAGGTCAGGCAGGTCTCGACGATCAGCTCGCCGGCCTGCTTGAACTGGTGCTTCACCGTCTCGTCCTCGACGGTGATCGACCGGAACTCCTCCGCGAGCGCGGCGCGCCGCTCGGCCGAGACGCTGCCGGCCAGATCGGTCGTCTGGGTCTCGTAGAACCTCCGATAGCGGACGGTGACCCGCCAGACCGGCACGCCGTCGCGGTCGGCGACGCCACGCTCGAAGCCGCGCAGAACCTCGGCTTCCAGGATATCGAAGTCGGGTTCGCCCGGCGCCTTCAGCTGCTCGGCCCGGAACACGCCGGCCGTATCGAACCCGTGCCAGGCGCCCACGGACCCGGCCAGAGCATCGAAGGCCTCTCGGAAGTGCATCTCGTCGCTTATCCAGAGGCCGGCGACGTACGGCGCATCGGCGTTCAGTTCGGCGAAGACCTGATCGTCGAGCTCGTCGTCAGCCAGTCCCAGGTCCTGCGCCAGGCGCTGCATGAGCGCGGCGACGGTCATCTCCTCGTCGGTCGCACGCTCATCAACATCGGCGGTGATGATCCCGGCCGGCATTGATCCGAGCCGGAACAGCCCCTCGGCAAGGCAGGTGTCATAGATGCCGTCTTCGATCGTGGCCGCCGTCAGTAACGCTGAGGTCGCGTGATCGAGGCCAAAGGTCAGTTCGACGCCGCGGTTATAGACCTTCGCAATGGCCGCGACCGCCCGATCTGACACCTGGAACGTCAGCTTCGAGGTGTTCACGCAGGGCGGCGCGATGTTGAAGACCCGCCCGTAAACCCTTGGCTTGACACGGCCTTTCAGGTCGTCGCTCGTGCCCTCAAGGCCGGTCGGTCCGACGTTCGTTCCGGCGTACTTCGTGGTCAGCACCGGGACGTCGAGGATCGCCATCTTCTCGCGGATCGCGACCACGACCTTGTCGAGCGTGACGGTGACCGAGGCGACGGTGCCGGCGAAGATGTTCTCGAAGTCGCCGGGATAGGAGCCGCCAGAGCCGCGGCGGATACGCAGCGGGCGGCCCTCGAAGCTGTAGTCCTTCCAGTCGTCGAAATCGCCGTCGCCGTTGAGGATGACGATCTCGCCGACCTGCAGGCTCGACGCTCCCTCCGTCTTGCCGTCCGAGAAGGCGGACTGTCCGATATAGCCCGGGTCCTCCAGGCGGTCGTCGAAGGCAGTGTGCGGAGGGCTGTCCGCGGGCCCGGTCTGGAACGGCTCGGTCGACAGATAGAACGTGCGCTCGGTGCCGTATTGATCAACGGCGCCAGTCACTTCGATGAGGATCATGCCGCGCGCAGACCGCGACCGACCTGAGCGAGAGTGTCGTCCATCTTCTTGGACTGCTTGGCTTGCTCCTCAGCCATCGCCGTGCGCTGCACCTTGTCGGCCTGCAGTTCCGCAATGATCGCGTCTTGCTTTGCGATGAGGGTACGAAGAAGGGCCTTTTCTTCCTCGTCCCCGCCGCCGACGGCATGCACGCCCATCTTGCCGTTGACGTTGGCCAGCGGGAGAATGCCCTCGGGGCCAGCCTCGGCGCCGATGCCGCTCTCGCCGAGCGTGATGGGCCGATCCATGATCCCGCCGGCTGCGAACGGCGTGCGCCCTTCGGCTTTTCCGAAGGTTTCCCAATGCCATCGGCCGAAGTCTTGAACCGAGTTGATGCCAAGGCTGGCGAGATAATCCCGCCCCTTGGCCGAGTTCATATTGCGCAGGTACTCGTTGGCGACGTCGGTGTTCTTGCTGATGTACGAGGCCCAGTCGGGAGCCTGTGACGCGCCGCCGCCAGGGGCTGCGTTGTCGTTCGCCGCCTTCTGAGCCGCCTGCGCCGCCGCGAGCTGCTGGACCGCGGCCTGGTAGGCGGCCAGGGCGTCGCGCACGGAGAGCACGCTCGCGTTGACGTTCAGAATGCCGGCGACGGAGGCGTTCAAGGCGGTCAGCTGCGCCTGGCCGACGTCGACCTGAGCGGCTGCGTAGTTCTGGGTCGCAGAGACCGCGGACCGCACGCGCTCCAAGTCGCGGAAATACTCCTTCGAGGAGGCGTAGTAGTCCTTGGAGGCGTCAAGATAGGCCTGCGAGACGCTCTCAAGGTCGCGGATGGCGTTCTCGTCGCCGCTCGCCGCCGCTGCCGAGACGCGGTCGAACTCCGCCCTCGCCGCCCGATACTGCTCCTCAGGCGAGAGCATCGCCGCCGGGCCGCTGTAGAGGCCCTTCAGGAACTTCGACAGGCTGTCCGACCAGGACTGGAACCGGTCGATATAGTCCTGCAGGGCGCCTGCCTCGCGCTCGTAGGCTTCCGAGAGCCGGCTATGGGCGTCGTCGACGAGCGACTGCGCCGCATCGACTTCCTTCTGCCGGGCCTCGGCGAGGTCCTGCGCGGCCCATACGGCTTCCTGCAGGGCACGGTTGCTGGCGTCCAGGGCGCGCAGTTCGTCCTGACGACGCGCAGCCAGGGCGCCAGCCGCGTTGCCGGTCGCCTCCATCAGCTGGATTTCGAGATCGCGCTTCTGGGCGGCGACCTCGCGGACGCGGTCGAGTTCTGCTTCCGCGCGGGCGAGCGCTTCCCTGTTCTTCGCCTCCTCCTTGGCCTTGTTTTTGCCGAAGATGCCGCTGAGCAGAGAGAGGCCGCCTACAGCGATGCCGATCGGCCCAGCGAGCCCCGCGATGGCGCCACCAAGTGCGCCGAAGCTACCCGCCATGCCAGCCGCCGCGCCCGCGGCTGAAAAGCCCGACCCCACGGCTCCCAGGATGCCGCCCGCTGTCCCGCCAATGGCGCCGCCCGCAGCAGAAAAGACCGAGCCTGTCGCGGTCATCCGTTCGGCCGCGGTCTTTGCGGTGGCGAACGCCGCAATGGCCTGGTCGACGGCGTTGATCAGCGACGTGAAGGCCCGGCCCCAGTCATGGTCACGAACCGCGTCGGCTACGTCCCTGATGGCGCTGGCCGCCTCTCCGGTCGTGCTGGCCAGGATGCGCAGGCGCAGGCCTTCACGGGCGGCCGCCTCGACCTCGTCACGAATGGCCATCTGCGCCACGGCAGTCTCATGCGCAGCGGTGCCCGAAGCCGTAGTGTCGATGACCTCCTTGATCTTGGCGCGCTCGATGCGGTGCTGGAGGTCCAGGATCTTCTGATCCAGAACGGCACGCTCGGACGCGAAACGCGCGATGTCGGCTTGGCCGCTCAGCAGGTCGATCTGGTTCTGAAGCGCGCTGGCCTCAATCTCGGTCGCCTGTTTGGTCATGGCGCGCTGGAGATCGCGGTCGATCTTGTCCGCCTGCAGGTCGGCGACGCGCTGGTTCACTGCCTTCACCGCGTTCAATTGAGCGGCAAGTTCGTCGCCGGCCGCCTTCGTCAGGCGCTTGCGCTCGACATCGTAGGCGACATTGGCGAGTTGGCGATCAATTCCGGCCTGCTTCGCCGCGAGCTGAGCGACCCCAATTTCCTTCTCCAGAGCGGCGCGGCGGCGGAGATCCTCGGTCAGGTCCAGCTGCGCGCGCAGTTCTTCGGCCTTGGCTTGGGCGAGCATGGCGTCGATTTGCGCCGAGCGCTCGTCGGACATGTCGCGAGGCGTGGCGGGCCCCTTCTTGGTCTTGCCGGCGTCGCCCGATTCTTTCCGGATGCGGTCCTTGGCCGCGTCGATGATGGCCTTGCCCAAGCCTCCGAGGATGCTGTCGACGCCGGCGGCCGCGCGTTTGGCTGCGGCCTGCGCAGCGGCATCGGCGGTCTGAAAGGTTGCTGCAGCCTGACCCGCATACGGGTTCGCGATTTCGCCAACCGACCCAGATGCCAGGGTCGGGAGGCGCGCGTCCAAGCCGACAGCGCCTGCAGCAGCGTTCGCTTTCTCGATGAGACTGTTGATCTTGGCGATTGCGAAATTGACCATCTGATCGATGGTCCGCAGGACCGCATTGGCGGCTGAAATCGCAGCATCACCAACGACCGCCGGGAGGTTCGCCCAGACGGTCTTGATGTACTCGAAGGCGCCCGCGAACCCGCCAGCAATCGCCTTCGTCGCATCCACCGCGCCGGTCGCGACGCGGTCGAACAGGTCAGAGAACCACTTGCTCAGCGGCGCGAGCGACGGCGCGATGCTGTCGCGAATGTAGTTGAAGGTCCCCTTGAAGACGTCGCCAATCGTGACGCCCGTGTCGACGCCCTCATCCTTCAGCTTCTTGAGCTGCTTTTCAGTCAGGCCGAGGCCGGCGACGAGGTCCTCGTTGTCCTTGTTCAACTGGCGGGCGCCGAGCGCCGCAAGGCCGAACACGGCCCCGCCGACGGCTGCGATGGGGGCCAAGACGGCGAGGACAGGCGCTGCGGACACAGCGATGCTGCGCAGGGCAGCCGACAGGCCGATCCCCTCCATCTTCATCAGCGCGAGCCGATCAGCGATCTGCGGCCCCTGCTGGAGGAGGATCATCAGCGGGTTCATGCCCATCGCCGCGGTGACGCCCACGTCCGCGAATTGTCGCGAGAGGTCGAGGGCGGCCAGCGACAATCCCTTGGACGACTTCGCGCCGTTGTCGTTGGCGCGCACGACGGCGCCCATCTGGGCGGCGTACTGGGTGGCGAAGTTGTGGTTCACCGCGTCGAAGAGGGTATCGAAATGGCTGGCTGCCGCCTTGGCGTCGCGGCTCGCCTTCGCAAGGGCCGGTGAAACTTGGTTCGCGGCGCTCGCCAGAGAGCGGGTAGAAGCCGCCGCCTGATCGGCCGCAACGGCCGCCGCCCGCTCGTAGCGCGCCATGTCGATCAGCTCGCGATCCGCCCGTGCGACGCTCTCTGCCATCTGCTGCATGGCCGAGGCCGCACGTTGCGAACCGCCTGACATCGACAGCGCCGCTTGCTCGGCCTTCTTGGACGCCGCCGCCATGCGGTCGAGGTCGTTGGCCGCGTCCTGCGCCGGGCTGCTGTCGATGTCGTAGCGAAGGTGGGCGACGTCGGTCATGGCGCACCTCCTTCGCGTTTGACGATCCGGCGTTCATGGCCGCGCGACAGCACGTCTCTGACGCTGTCGATGTCGGCCATCTCGGCATTGTTGGGATTGGCGTCCTGCTCGCTCTGAGCGGCCAGAGCGGCGAGATAGAGGTCGTCCAGGCGCTCCAGGAGTTCGACCTCCCAAGGCGACAGGTTGAGACCGGAGCGACGCACGAACGCGTCGAAGTCGCTCCATTCGAGAGGTGCGGGTCCAGAGAACCCGGCGCCCTTCCGCCGACGCATCCGAAAGAACGCCTTCCAGACGTAGTGCAGGGCCGGAGGGAACGGCGGTGTGGCCAGCTTCTTGGTCAGCTCGGCGATGCGGGGCGCGTGGTTCTTTCGCTCGGCCCGCTCGAGCATGGACTGGAGCCGATCCTTGATGGTCCGGCTCCCGTCGAGGCGGTTCAGTTCGAAGTGTCGCTCGGCGAAGGCTGCGAGTTGGTCGCCGAGCTCTGCGTAAAAGAACTGGCCTCCCCCAGGAATTCCAGAGCCTGGGTCAGGAGCGCAGCCTTACGGCGGTCCTGAAGGATCTCGCGGGCGTTCTCCGGCGAGTACGGGAATTCCTTGCCGCCGCGGGTCGCGCCTTGCCAGCCGACCAGGCGCTCCACCACAAATTCGATGTTCTTGGCGCGGACCTGATCGACCGTCTCTTCGGGCGGCTTCCACTTCCGCCCGTTCACCCGAGCCGCCTCCTTTTGGCTGTCCTCGTGCAGACGTTCCCGCGCAATGCGATTGGACTGGGTGATCGTCTGCGGATGGCCGGGGCCGGCGAAGGTCCAGATCCAGCCGGTGAGGCGGCCGTCGGGGCCCAGCACCTCCATGTCGGCTGTGTCGGCGGCGTCCAGGGCGTCAATGTCGAACATGTGGGCTCCGTTGGTCGGATCGGGTCAGGCGTGGCTGTGCGGGCGCGCGCTCTCACGCGCGCCGCGCGGGTTCAGGAGGAGACGAGTTCGGAGAGGACCTCGTAGATCGGGGTGTTGATCCCGACCGGGAAGGTGCGACGGGTGACCGTGTTGACGGTCCCTTGCTGGGTCGCCTTCGACATCACCATGCCGCCGAAGTAGTCGACAGAGTCGGTGTACCCGGCGGTCCGCGCGTCGGCGTGAACCGTCTTGAAGGCGTAGTTGAAGTCGGTGCCCTCTGCCGCCGCCATCGCGACCTGGCCGTCATCGAGCGGGTCGCGGCCGACTACGATGTTCTTGGTGCCAGCGTCCTTCGCGCCCTTGAGCTTGCGAACGCGCCGATTGCTCACGGCCGTGAACGTGATCGCCTCGGCGGAGTCGCCGTGGTCGCCCATGTCCTCGACCTCTTCGACCTGAACCCAGGAATTGGCTGGGATCGCCTCGAAGAACGCGACGGCCGCTACGTCCGTGAGCGCGTTCAGCTCGTCGGGATTGATCACGGGGCCAATGTAGAACTTGGCCCCGGCAGTCTTATGGATAGCCATGGGAGGCTCCTTCAGATGTGATGAAGCCGGCGCCCATCTCGGCGGGTGAGGGCTGCCCCAAGCGGGGATTCAGACGGCGGTCGCGTTCCAGCGCACAGTCACAGACACCCGGACCTCGCTGGCATCGACGAGCGGGGCCCCTTCGACCGGGTCGTTCGAAACCGTGACCTTCACGCCTGGACCGTGAAGCGCGAGCGGACGCGCAAAGAGCGCCTTCGCCTCCGCGGCACGCTGGTAGAGGGGGACGAGGCCGCGGTTCTTTCGCTGAACTGCCGTAACCTGCAGCAGGCCTTGCGCCAGCGCTCCTCGGCGGACGGCCTCCCAGGCGTTCCCGTTCGGGAAAAACCGCGCCTCGAAGTACCTGCCATCGGCCGGCGGGCTGAACGTATTCGGCGCCTCCGGAAGGGCAAGCGGAAGAGACAGCCCTTCACAGCGCTCGAATAGCAACCGGGCCACCTCGGCGATGTCGATCATCCCCCGGCCCTCCCCTTCGCCTCCTTGGCGACCTCTGCGACGACCTGCGGCCAGCGCTGGGCGGCAAGACGGACCATGGCGAACTTGTTCTCCACGTGCCGTGCGTAGCTGGCGGCGAATGCGAACGTGATGGTGTCGCCGATCTCGGCGTTAGAGATCACCAGACCGACCGCAGAGTCGTCGAACGTGACGCTCGGCGCGCCTGTCTCCTGCGTGGCCTTCACCGCCGCCTCAGGGCGATCGGCGAGCTGCGGCAGGGCGCCTTCGAGCGATGCGCTGAGACTGGCCCGCATGAACCCGGTTTCGACGCGCATGTGGCCGCCCTTGGCGACGGGCGTCAGGATTTCTTCGGTGATGCGCTGAGCGCTCTCCCGAAAGACAGCCGTCTGCCGCGCCTTGGTCTCCCTGACCCAGGCGTCGACGGTCGCGCTGAAACTCGCCATCGGTTCGGTCAGGTCAGGTTCGCCAGGAAGTCGATGCGGTAGTTCACGTCACAACGACATGCGACCGTCTCCGAGGCGGGCGCGCCCAGGCTCGTATCGCCTGGAAACATCATCAGCGCCCCCGACGGGCTGCGGAACGGCTCGTTGAGGCCGACAGTGTCGCCGTCGAGCAGGCGATGGGTGTGCCGCACTCGGAGATCGCCAACGTCGCGCCACACGCGCCGCACGGCGCTCGCCGAGATCTTTCCGCTCTCGACCGCCTGAAGGTAGGCCTGATGCTTGGCGGCCTGCAGCGAGCGAAGGGTCTCGCTTCGGGCGATCGTCTGCCCTCGCAGCTCCAGCAAGCGCGCCTCATAGCGGGCAACGGCCTTCCGGGCGATGTCGGCCGGCACCGGCTCCTCGTCGCGGATGGCGTTGGCGATCGACCGGTCGAAGCGCTTATCGCGTCGTGTCCGGGCCAGATAGTGCTCCAGTTGCGCAGGATCGCCCGAGGCGAGCTCCTGGCGCGCGGTGTCGACGTAGCCGGCCTGTTGCGCGGTGAGGCCGATAATGCCCCCTTCCCGCTTGCCGGTGGCGCGATTGACCGCGCCGACGATCATGCGAGCTGCGGCCTTCGGATTTGCGCCGCGGGCCATGTTCGCCTCCAGCACCTCGCGAACGGCGGTGCGCTGGTCGGTAATGATCCGCGTGACCAGGTCCGAGGATTCCTCGCGGAGCCAACGCTCGGCCGCCGGGTTTCGACCGTCGAACCGGATGACACCGACCGCGGCGGGGGCCCGCATGGTCTGAGCCGCGCCTTGCCCGCCGGCGAGATAGGTCTCGCGGATCGCCTCCAGGAGGTCGTTGAAGGCGGCGGGTTCGAGTTGCAGCGCCTCGATCGCGCCGGCGAGATCCCCGGCTTCAATGGCCGCTGTCAGGCGCTGGAAGTCCGCGCCGGACCTCAAGTCGTCGATCGCGTCCATGAAGGCCCTGGCGACCTTCGGGCCATAGCGATCCAGCAGCTCCTGGAAGAGCTGTTCTTGCGCCGTCAGTTTGGCCATGGGTCAGGGTTCGAGGATCTGCCTCACATGAACCGCAGCCGCGGACATGTGGTCGAGATAGGCGTCGAGCAGGTCATGTGCCTCAGCCCGCATCGCGACCACACGTTCCTGACTCTCGCTGCGGATCGTCGCCGCCTGGATGGCCTGGGCGCGCGAGATGATGTCCTGGAGCGCCGCCTGGGCGAGAACCATCTTCTGCCTGTGCTCCCCCGCCATCACTTCCTCACCTGCAGTTCCCAGAACACCACTGTGCCAGCAGGCGCCAACGGCTTCACCTGGATAATGCTGTGCGGGATTCCACCCACGACCAGCAGGTCATCCAGCCCGGGTGTGACCGCCAGATCTCGGACGGCGAGGTAGACCTTCTTGTCCGTGGCGAGGATCCGCGTGCCGTCGATCTCGCCCTTTGTGTAGTCGAGCACCGCAAAAGCGACGGGATGATTGTCGGGCTCGCCCTCGTCCGGGTCGTAGTCGGGACCGCTCGTCGTCCGGCGGCGAAGGACACCGTCCTGCCCGAACTCGTCGATGAGCTCGGCGGCGTCGGCGCGATCCTCGAGGTAGTCGTTGCGGATCATGGGCGACGGATCTCGAAACGGCCCTTGATGCGTTCGCGCGCGATCTCGTCGGGCTTCTCGGGGTCGGGATAGACGTAGCCGCGCTCGTCGAGGTTGGCCCGGATCAGCCATCCCTCCGCAGCATTCACCTCCTCAACGCGCTCGATCTCCGCCCCGGTGTCGAGGTCGAAGACGCGGAGGCCGTGCCAATCATCCGGCGGTCCGCCAGCCTTAGCGTAGGTAATGGGGTCGCTCATCGGCGCACCGCCGTCCCGACAAGCGTGTTTCGGCCGGCGCCGGCAAGCAGCGGCGCCAGGATGTCACCGATGATCGTCAGCACCGGTCGCGCCGCCGACGCAGTCATGGGGCCCGCGAAGAACTCCTTGCGCATGGGGCCGACCTGCTTGGACTTCACCTGCTGAGTGAGGTTGACCGTCGGGGCCAATCCATTCGGCGTGCGCAACTCGTAGAAGGCCGCCTCGCAGGTCGCCTGCTTCACCTCCACGGGAACCTCGTCGGAAGGCACGTTCCAGCCCTCGGCGTCCTGCGCACCCTCGCGCGGCCAGGCCAAGGATTGATCGCGTCCGTATGCGCGTTGCCCGGGCCAGGCGAAGGCGTTCGAGATGTACATCGTCGCGCGGCGAATGGCGGGCTCCTGGGCCGTTTCCGGGTCGAAGCCCGTCAGATCGTACCCCTTGGCCGCGCAGTAGGTCTGGAAGACCGAGAGCGAAACGAACGCATCGGCGTCCGGCTTTCCGCTCCCATCCTCGACGATCAGGGTCAACGACGTGCCCTCCGTGTTGAAGATCAGGAGCAGGGACATTCAGGCGGCGTTCGCATGCGCGACTTCGGCGGCGCGAAGGGTCGTCACGGGTCCACTGCTGTAAACGTCGATGCTGCAGGCGATTTCGACTGCTTCAGTCGCAGACTTGCCCGCAGCCATAGCGCCGAGGGCGATGTTCCGGCCTGATCCCCACGCGAAGAACTCGGCGTCAGTGCGCAGCCAGCCACGCCCCTCGTACTCACTGACCTTCCCATCAGGGAAGATCAGAATGCCGATTGCATCATTGTCGGTCCACGACGGAGCGTTGGCGTCCCAAGGCGCTTCCTCGGCGCTCTCCAGTGCCCGCTCGCACCATTTTGCGAAGGTCCACATGAGCTGCAAGTTGCCGACAAAGGCCCAGCGGTGACCTCCAGGAAGCTCGCCGCACTTGGTGGTAGACCCTACGCGGGAACCTTGATCGGTGACTTGGCTATCGGCCGCCAAGATACCGTCGCGATAGGCGATGGTGCTCATTGGCTCTGGCCGTCAGCCTTTCCCTCGCGCTTCTCGGCGTGCAGCTCGGCGAGCTCCTCGATGTCCAGGGCGGGCTCGACCTCGACGCCCATGGACTCCAGGTCCGCGTTCATCTCGCGACGGGTGAGGCCGTTGGAGGCGATCTCTTCGCTGCGACGGCGCGAGAGCTCGTTGCGGATGGCCTCGATGGCGCCGTCCTTGTTGATGATGGCGTCGTCGCTGACCTTCGCGGCCAGGGCGCGCAGCTTCTGCCAGGAGAGGCCTTCCCAGTCCTCGGGGATCTCGACCGCGGCGGGGTCCTCAGCGGCCTCCTGGCCAATGTCGGCCGACGTCGCGGTCTCGCGCTTGGCCTCGTCGGCGTCGATCTGCTCGACCTCGACGCCCATGGACTCGTAGGCGGCGCGGATCTCCGGCCAGTCGCCGACGAGATAGACCTTGGTGACGCCTTGCCGCGGCGTCGTGAAGAAACGCGGGTTCGCATAGGCCCGGCCGGCGATGAAGTCGGACTTCTGCTGCGAGTAGATGATCTCGAACGGCTTGGTCATTGCTGGGTCTCCTATGCGGCCCAGCGAAGACCCCTCTGGATCATGCTGACCGCCGATTGACTGATGCCGAACCGCTCTGCGATCCGGCGCTGCGACTCTGTCCCGACGAGAGACCTGATCTCGGCCACATCGGCGTCGGTGAGCTTCGCTCTCAGGTTCCGCTGTCCGTGTTGCGATGTGCCGTGCGCGGCTTTGTCGGCCTCATTCTCTGCATGAGTTGCCCAACGCAGGTGATGGGGGTTGCAGCAGGCCTCGTGGCTCTTGCCGCAGGAATGCGCCACTTCGTACGTCGGGCCCGGGCGTGGTCCGTGGACCGCCTCGCACACGACCTGATGCACCAAGCGTGATCGATGCCCCTTGTAGTTCACCCGACCACGTCCTTCCTGATCGCGGCCGAATGGCCAGATCAGGCATCGATCCTGCTCCCCGTAATCGAACGCTGAGAGCAGGAACCGCTGAGGTTCGCCGCGGGTCGCAAGGGGCTTCTTTAGGCCCTCAAGTCGGCCGAGGCGGCGAAGGCGTTGATAATGGGTGGAGCAGTATCCGCCGGTGATATGTTTGGTGTTGCCGCAGCCGGGGGCGGCGCATACGGCGTACTTAGCCATCTCGAACCTTCCTCGTTCGGGCGTGGTTAGAGCCCGTCGGGAGGTGAGATGCTCGGCGGGCTCGCCAATTTTACTAGTAAGCCCGCCGAATACCTACGCTTGGTTACGAGACAGACGCGTCACCGATCGCAATGACCCCGGCCGAGTGCTTGATCGAGGTCGCCGTCTTGTCCCAGTTGGAGCCGGTCGCCAGTTCGGCGTCGGTCGGGGACTTGCCGCCGTTGGCGGTGTCCCAGGTGTAGCCCTTCAGCGCGAGGCCGAAGGTGTAGTCGACCTGCAGCGTGGTCTCGATGCGCTGCTTGCCGTTCGTGGTCGAGACGTTCGAGATCACGTCGCTGCTGTCGTAGACAGTCGCGGCGCCTTCCACGAGCGACAGGACCTTTTCGAGGTCCGGGCCGGGGGAAGCGGCCTCGAACAGCGCCGGGGCGTCGGTGACCACCACGGACTTGCCGAGGATGTCCACGACGGTGACGTTGCGGGCCTCGAACAGCCGCTCGGCGTTGGTCAGGTTCTGGCCGATCAGCTTGTGGAAGACGCTGCCGGTCATCACCTCGGCCACGATGCTCGCCGACATGTCGCCGAACTTGGCGTGCGAGGAGTTGATGGCGCGGTAGCTGATCCCGAGGTTCGGGCTGCCTGCCGTGCCGTCGTAGGTCGCGTCCGGCTGGTTCTCGATCGCGGCCACGAGGGCGGCGATGGCGGTGTTCAGCTGGTCGGCGAGCAGTGCCTCGGCGAAGTTGCGGGAGGCGACCTCGATGCCCTCCGCGGTCGGCTTCTGCAGCCAGGTCATCTGGCTCGGCTCGAAGCGGATCGGGCCGAACCCGCCGGCGACCTTGACGCCGCTCGCCTTCAACTGGGTCAGGTCGGTCGCGTTCACCGCCGAGTTGGAGGCGTAGCGATCGACCCGGCGCTGGGCCGAGTGGATGGAGGCGTAGAACGACTCCTGGAGGAAGTCGCCGTCGAAGCCTTCCGTGGTGAGACGGATGGCGTTGGCGGACGCCTCGTTGAACTGATCGACCATCTGAGCCAGCGTCTCGATGGTCGCCGGCATGATGTATTCGTTGAAGACCTGCATATGGGACAGGGCCATGGTCCTACCTCGTGCTGTGGTTGGGGGTGTTCTCGGGTGCTGTTGCGAGGCGTCCCGCCCCGCGTGGTCGGCTGGCCCTCATCCCGAGAAACCAGACGCGCTAGTTCCGGCTAGGCGGCCGGAAGCTTGAACTTCGCTGCGATGGCGGCGCGGCGTTCCTCGCGGGAGCCGCCCCAGTCGCCCTTCGCCTTTCCGCCGGCGCCAGGGCCGGGATTGTCGGGTTGCTTGCCGCCGCCGGTATGCCCCTCTGCGTCGAAGGCGCGGCCGAAGGTGTCGGAGCCCCGCATCTCGGTGATCAGCTCGGCGATCGTCATCGGCTCGGCCTTGCTGTTGACGCGGACGTTTCCGTCCTTGTCGACGACCTCGACCGAGAACTTGCCGTCGGTCTCCTTGACGCGCGTGTGGCGCTGGACATGCGGAAGCAGGAGCTCGACCGCGCCCTTGGCCTCGGCGATGGCGCCGGTGGCGACGGAGTCGATGAGAAGGCTGCTGACCGTGCTGGTGAGCTTGTTGATCCGCTCTTCGCGGGCGCTGAGCTCGGTCTTGTGGGTGTCGAGCAGCTGGGTCTTCAGGCTCTCGAACTTCGAGTTGGCGAGTTGGTCGGCCTGGCTCTTCGGGTCCAGCTTCTTCAGTTCGCCCAGTTCTTCGAGCGCCTGCAGGACCTTGCCCGGGTCCATCGGCTTGCCCTCGTGGTCGACGAACTTGGCGAGCTGCGTGGAGGCCGTCTGAGCGTTGGTGCGCTCGCGAGAGAGTGCCGTCTTCAGGCCCGATACGTCCTCCAAGTTCCAGCCCGCCACGGCTTCGACGCCGAGGACGAACTTGCCCTCCGCGCCCTCGTCCTTGGTCCCGGCCCGATAGTGCTCGCGCAGAGCCTCCGGCGCGTCTTCCAGCTTCTCGATGATGGCCTTGATCGCCATGGGTCTTTCCTTCCATCCCGGATAGGTGCGCATCCCGCGCAGGTGGCGGCCGGGAGGTCCCCTCCTCGGCCATGTCGGCAGCCTAAGCGGCCAGCCAATCGCTCGTGGGTTTCCCCAGCAGCTCTGCGGTCCAGCCCGACATCGAGCGGGCCCGATCGGCGATCTGCGGAAGCGCCTGCTTCCAGCCTCGCCGGTGCGATGTCGCGCCGCCCCAGCGACGCTCGTCGAAGAAGTGGTTCTGCTCTGCGGTCATCGGGACGCCGCAAAGGACGGCGCGATCAATGCCGAGGTCGACCAGTGCGAACTTGAGCGCGAAGAGGCCCGAGGACCCGGTGTCCTTCTGGCCGGGAAAGCGATGCTCGACGTAGCCGGTGACGCACGACGGCATCGGAACGACGCCGCGTTTTGCTTCTGCGTGGCCGATGATCAGGTCCGGCAGAGGGCGACCGGCAAGCCGGCGTCGCTCCATCCAGAACCCCCACTTCTCGGCATGCAGGCTGACCGCGGCATCGAGCCGGCCCGGCCAGGCCGCGGCGGCGTCGTTACAGGCGACGACAGCGTCGAACTCGCCCAGTTCGAGCGCGAGGCGGACATCGGACCAGACGCAGGCGCCGCCGCCCACGACGAGCGCGATGCTCAACGCCAGTGCTCCAGGATCGGATGGCCAGCGGGCAGCTCATGAGGCTTTTCGCGGCCGTGGAAGTAGCAGATGCGGGTGTCGCACAGGCCCTGGTCGCGCACTGCGCCCTTGAAGCTCTGGACCTGCCCGGGAAAGACGTCGTCGATGAAGACGTGCGGAAAGCGCCGCACCTGATCCATGTCGTTCGGCGCCATCGGCCCAGACGCGACACCCTCCATGCCTGCCGGGACCAGGGCGACGCCGTTGCAGGCGCGCTCGGGTTGATAGGGATCGCGCGGCAGAGCGAACGGCATGTCCGACAGGCAGTAGTCGGCGAGATGGTCGATGTTGCCCGTCACGACGGTGTCCAGGCCGACCAGGATCATCGGCACGTTAAGCCGATATGGCTCGATGCAGGTCCCGTAGTCGGGAACAGTCGCTCTGATCCGCTCCTGCTCCACTTGCTCGGCAAAGCTGTAGTTGCGGTCGGTGAAGCAAACGAACCGATATGGAACGGTCAGGTTCCGTCGGAAGCCTCGCGCCAGACGATCCACCCATTCTGGGGTGTACATCGTCGAGAACGAGCGGCTGTTGCTATTTGCCCCCCAGAGGAGCGTGCAGACGGTCAGCACTTTCGTCCACCTCCGTCAGCCACGCCCATGTTTCACGCTTCCAGATTGCGTAGATGGCGCCGGTCGTCACGTCATACCGACGCGCGACCTCCGACGCTCCCACAGCGCCTTGCATCCGCCTGATGGCTAAGACGTCCGCCTCTACCAGCCGCGACCGTCGGTGAGCGTGGCCACGAACGAAGTCATATCCGCCATGTGAGACGCGGTCGGCGGCGTTCTCTGTCGGGGTCGCCCAGCGCAAGTGCCCGCCGGAGACGCATCCGGCTTTGCCGTTCCCGCACGAATGCGCAGCTTGGTGCTTTGATGTCGGCGCGGCCCCGTGAAGCCGCTCGCACACCCACTGGTGTGCCTTCCGCTTCCGGCCGCCGACACCTACCACTCCGTAACCTTTCGGGTCGCGCCCAAAGGGATAAATCAGGCATTCATCACCCGCTGCCGTTAGCGCGTTGGCCTCCAGCCACGCGAGCGGTTCACCTTTGGCGACGCGCGGGGCCTTCGGCTGGGGATGGCCTGTCCGGCGCCAGCGCTGATAGTGCCCGCTGCACCAGCCGCCTTTTGCAGCAGGCTTGCTGCAGCCTTCGATCTTGCATACCGCTTTGATAGCCATTCCGATGTGCTCCAACACTCGGGTGGTCAGGGCCGGGGATGGCGCTCCAACGCCGCTCCGGTCCGCATTTGTAGCATAGTTCGGCTAAGCCGCGCGCATCCGCCGTTTCGTCCAGGCAGTGTTGATTTCGACAATCGAGCCATCGCGCCGGAACAGGTGTCCGGCCGGGACATCGCGATCGCAGGCGGCCAATGCCGCGACCATCGCGCCCTCGCCTATGGATACGCCCGGCAGGATGACCGCACCGGCGCCGATGCTGGCTCCGTCCCCTACCCGCACGGCCACGCAGCGCCCGTCGCGCAGCATCTCCGCATCCCAGCCGGTCTTGTCGGCGCGCGGCCAGACGTCATTGCAGAGCGTCACGTTCGGCCCGACGAAGACGTCGTCTCCGAGCACGAAGCCCGGCCCCATCATGACCCCGCCGCTGATCACGCAGCGGTCGCCGAAGCGCGGACCGTGGAGCATCGCGGAGGGGCTGACCGAGCAGTCCTCGCCGAGAACCGTGCCGCCGGTGACGGAGGCGAACTGCCATATCTTCGTGCGGGCGCCGACGAGCGAGTCCGCGACATGGGCCAGCGGGTGGATGAAGGCGGTCTCGGAGATCACGCGGCCAGTTCCGGATCGTTCGCCGGCGGGGTGAGCGCGCCCTCGATCTCCTCGTCGTCGTCCGGATCGGGCATCTCCTCGATGAGACGCTGCTCCTCGGCCTTGGCGTCGAAGTCGCCGGAAAGGATGCTGCGGCGCTTGAGCTCAGCCCAGTAGGTCTCGCGGGAGAGGTCGCCGTTCTTGCGGGCCTCTGTGAGCGTCGTCGGGCCCTTGTCGTCGCCCATTTCGAGGCTGAAGTCGGTGAAGACGGTGACGGTCGGCTCGTAGCGCTCGTTCAGCCACATCGAGGTCAGCACGAAGGCTTGCTCGAGCGCGTCCTTCAGGTTCAGCGCCCAAGCCTGCACGGCCGAGTTGCCCTTCTGCGCCGCGAACGCTGTGGTGACGACGGTCAGATTGCCGGTCTGCGCCGTCAGCGGCTGGCGGCCGAGTTCGCGCAGCTGCTGCTCAGTGTTCTTCACATCCTCGGCGAGGAACTTCAGTGAGGCCGCGGTCGGCTCGATGAAGGTCCATTCCCCGTGAGACGAGGCCTCCGAATTGAACGGCGGGGCGTAGAGCACCGATTTAGGGCCGACAGGTACGGGCTTGGGCTGCTGGTCTGCATCGACGTCAGGCTGCACACCATTGGCGGCCAACATCGGGAAGGCCGTCAGCTCCTTGATCGACTTGAGCGCGGTCTCCTGCTGGTAGTGCTCGATCTGCAGGTTGGCCGCATCTCGCATCGGCGGAATGAACTGCCACGACGCCCCTTTGCGCCGGCCGGTGATGAAGGGCACGAGGGCGATGACGCCGATGCTGATGGGTCCGCCGTCGACGATCTGCCAGGCCGCCTTTCCCCGCCGGCCCGTCGTCTTCTGCCAGAGCTCGAAGGTCGCCGGGGCGTAGGCGACGACATTGCCGGACTCGTCGACGATGGGCTCGCGGTTGAGAACGCGGACGCGCTCGACCGTGACCTCGCCGAAGCCGTCGCGGCGGGTCTCGGTCTCGCGGATACGGGCGTGAGTGAAGATCTCCTTGCCATCGACGACGGCGGAATAGACCGCAAGCATCCGCGTGGCCGGGATGTGGACCCAGTATGGACGAAGGCCCTGCTTGCGCTCGTCCTCCAGCGTAAGGGGCCGTCCGTCGGCGCGTGGCTTGGCCCGCGAGAATTCGACGAGGATCCAGTCGATCGCATCGTTGATCCCGCCGAAGAAGATCTCGCCGGCGAACTTGTGGAGGTTGTTGCCCCGGCCGTCGATGTCCTCGGCGAGGTCTTTCAGCCTCTGGGGCGCCTTGTCGTCGAGCGTGACCTCCTCGGCGAACGGCTTGGCGGCGAGGTTCGCGACGATGTCGGCGTAGATGTTGGTGAACTTGGCGTTCGCTCGCCGGTACTCGTAGTCGGGGTTCGCCTCGTTCGGGAACTGCGGGAGGTAGAGCTGCCCCGCGGCGCGCATCGCGTCGGCGCCTTCGAGGATCGTGGCGACCATGGCCCAGTACGGCGCCATGGCGTCATAGTCGGAGCTCGTGGTGTCGGGGCTGTTCGTCGCCATGAACTACCCCCTTGCTGATCCGTAGGTGCCGAAGAGCGCTCTAGGCGCCGCTGGTTTGACGAGGCGGCCGAACGCGCCCGACGAGGCGTCGACCTGGTCCTTCCAGGTGCCGCCGGGGAAGAGGCAGAGTTCGTCGAGGTAGTCCGAGTTCCACTCGCCCTCGACGAGGTACACGTTCCCGCCTTCGCACTGGGCCGCGAAGGGCTCGGCGCGGGTGAACTTGTCGCCGGTCTCTGGCTCTGCGCGGACGTTCCAGCCGGCGAGTTGTGCGATGAAGTCGGACTTCTGGACCTTGCCGGCCTGGCCCGGGTCCTGCGGCAGGCTGATACCGACCTCGTAACCGTCAATCTCGGCCGTCGACTTGATGAGGCTGCGCACCTGCGCGCCCTCGGCCTGGGTCTTGATCACGTGGGCGACGATGAACTTTCCGTCGGGCGTGCGGCCCATCTTCACGCCGGCCGTCCGAGCAGAGCTCTTCTTGGTCGAGGCCGCGAGGTCCCAGTGACGCCACCAGACTGTTCCAGCCGGCGCGGCCTTGATGATCTTGCCCTCGAACCAGTGCCGCTTGAACAGGCCGCCTTCGCGAGGGACAGGGCGCTGCTGGTACTGGCCGGCCCAGGAGTAGTCCGACACCGACTTGAGGCGGTCCACAGCCTCACGAGGCATCCGGACCGGGTCCATGAGCTCGCCGTCATAGGTCCGTGGATCCTGCCAGCCGATCGGCGTCACGCATCGCCGCGCCAGCTCGAACTCCATCGGGATCAGCAGGTGCACGAACCCCAGCTGCCGCGAGAGCAGGACGCCTGAGAGGTCCGCCTCGTGCAGTCGCTGCATGACGACGACGATGGCCGAAGCGGTCTGATCGTTGACCCGGTTCAGGCCGCCTTCCAAGAAGCGTCGCGTCGCCTTGGTGCGGTCGGCCTCGCTCTCGGCGCCGTCGAGGCTGTGCGGGTCGTCGATGACGAAGCGGTCGCCGCGCTTACCCGTGATCGATGCGAACGGAACGCCCTCACGGGTGCCGGTCGCCGAACTGGCGAAAGAGGTCTCCCCTGCCCTGGTCAGCACGACTTCGGGCCAGAGCGCCCTGAACCATTCGGACCGGATCAGGTCCCGCGTCTTGCGCGTGTCGCGCTTGACGTTCTCCTCTTCGAAGGAGGTCGTCAGGTAGCGCAGCGACGCCTTTCCGAGCGGGCCCCACTCCCACGCCTGCCAGAGCACCGACACGATCATCGACTTCGACGACCCGGGCGGGACGTTGATGATCAGCCGCGGCTCCATCTGGCCGAAGCTGATCGCCTCGAGGTGGGCGCACATGGCGTCCAGGTGCCAGGACCACTTCAGCGGATTGGTCGGCTCCAGGACGTGCCAGGCTTCTTTGACGAAGCCGGCCAGTGTCGAGCAGCGGGCGCGGATCGCATCGGCGTCTCGCGCAACCCGCTCGCGCTCGGCCTCAGCCCTCCTGCGCTCCCTCTCCCTCAGGATCGCCGCCATCATCTCCTTCGGCGGCGGCAAGGGGACCGAAGATCCCTTCGAGCTGCTCCAATTGTTCATTGGTCAGGCTCGTGAGGTCGACATGCTGGATCGGCCCTCCGTTGCGGCCGGTGTGCTGAACGGCGGCGAGCTTCGGGTGAACGTAGGGGGCAGCGGCCTTGGCCATGTCGTCACGGCGCGCCGGATCGGCTTTTTCGTTCCGCATGACCTTCAGCATGTATTCGAGAGGGGTTAGGCCGGACTTCGCGATCTCGCGCTCGCGGCGGGCTGTCGCCTTGTTCGGCGTGCCTTTCTGCCGGCCGCCGGTTTTGCGCCCGACCGCCATCTATCCACCGTCTACTTTGGAAGTGTTGGCCGCGCCCCAAGCGCACCAACTCAATCTGCGCTTTAGGATTGCGAAAACATGTCGGTTCGCAAGCCGATTTTGAGCGTCGAGATCGAGAATGCCGCAATATGCGGTATATTCCCGTCATTCTGCCGCAAAATAACGTAATCTCTTCTCATGACTGGTTCGCAGTTGAAGGCATGGCGCCTGAGGATGCGGCTCAAGGTCCGCGATGCGGCTGAGCGGCTCGGTGTTTCGGTCGATACCTATGGGCGGCTGGAGAGGCGGACGCGGGTTCCGCGGTACATCCAGCTTGCGTGCGCGGCGGTGGCGTATGGGCTGCCGCCGATGGAGTGAGGAGCAACCGGCTTCAATTGCCGTGAGCCTTGCCGGACGTCTATAAATGCGGCGTCACGCGCGGGGGTGCGATGTTAAGCAAAATGGATGGCCAATGGATCGGCCGGGCCGACGGCGACGTTCCTGGCACGGCCGTCGTTGAGATCGACGACTTTGGCCCGACCCTCGATTTGATTGCCTACCTGTTCCCCGACGATATCAGTCTTCCTGGAACAGCCGTGCGCCTAAAGCCAAGGGACCGAGGGCCGGTGTTTGAACTGCTGCACGCCCCCCTCATTCCAGTAGACCCCGCGGCAGGGTTCTGGCTCACGAGGCCCATACTTGCTGAGCAGTACCCAGGCGTAACGCTGTCCGAGTATGGCGACGTCCGACTTGAAGTTCACGGCGATGGTCGGTTGAGCTTCAGCTTCAAAACTGAAATCACAAGCGGGGGCGGGACGCTTCTCAAAAGCAGGGCCGATCAACCTTCGGAATTGGTACCGAGCGCCAGCATTAAGTCGTGGGATAAGTTCAAGGAAACTGTCTGGTCCGTCGAGCCCAACCGCTTCTTTTATCGCGGGCAATCTGACCGCCGGCGACTTCGGACCTCATTCCACAGGACCTGCCGCAAGAACCTCGCGATTTATCGAGACGTTGATGTCGACGAGCTTCGCCGCGCTCTGAGCTCTCGCCTGAAGCACGTGTTCGATCGTCGAGAGCCAAGTCAAACTGGAGCCTTTTACAACCTGCTCCAGCACCACGGATATCCTACCCCATTACTCGACTGGACGCTTTCGCCGTTTGTCGCTGCTTATTTTGCGTTCAACCCCAAAGTTGACCGGCGAGAGGAGCGAGATTGTGTCCGCATCTTCACATTCGACGCGAAGGCGTGGCGTGAAGATTATTTGCAAAGCTCCGCGACCGCCTACGCTCGCCCGCATTTCTCGATCATCGAACTTTTGGCGATCGAAAACCCTCGAATGGTGCCGCAGCAAGCAACGGCGACAATCACAAACATAGATGACATCGAAACCTATCTGATTGCGCGCGGTGTCGAGAGGGGGAAGCAGTACATAACCCCGATCGACCTCCCCATTTCTGATCGTCAGCAAGCGCTCTCCGACCTAAACCTGATGGGCATCAATGCTGGCGCCCTGTTCCCAGGCCTCGATGGTGCCTGCGAGGCGCTTCGCTACAAGAACTTCGGTGCCTGATTTGCTTAGGCCGCCTCGTCCATCCGTCCGGCGCGCTTCGCCCTCTCCGCCGCCAGCGAATGCCCAGCCGCATCCAACCCTGAGACGAGCAGACGTTCGACCGTGCGGACGTCGGCGCGCATGGCCGCGGCCGCCTGGCCGACCCGGAGACCCCGGCCACATACCTGGTCCAACGCGTCCTTTTGGCGCTCGGTCAGCGCGGCGCGGAAGTCTCGGAAGTCCTGTCCAGCCTCGATCACGCGGGGCTGCGGCCCCTTCGGTCCGAACCCTCCCCCGCCCTCGCCGTTCGTCGAGGTCATGCCCATGACGATCTCGTAGGCCTCGCCGTAGTGGCAGCCGGTCTGATACCTGCGCTCAGCCTCGGTTCCGGCGCCGAGATATCCTTTCGCGTAGGCGTGCTGGATCCCGGTGAGCTTCTTCGCCCGCAGCCCGCGGCTATAGACCAGCGCCGGCAGACCACGCATCGGCCCGCCGCGATTGATGATCCGCTCCCCATGCTCCCCACGAGCGAAGTCGGCGGTCTCGGCGACCTTTGCCTGCACGAACTCGCCGCGCTGCAGGGCCCGCAGGAGCGGTTCGCGCGCCTCCCCCATCGCCTCGTACGCCTCGCGCTCGATCGTCTGCAGCTTCGCCACCTCCTCCGCCAGCGACCGCACCTGGTTCTCGGCCCGCTTGATCGCCTTGCGGTTCTTCTTCGGATCGCCGGCGCGCAGTTCCTCGAGTTCCTTCTGGGCGGTCAGGAGCTTGCCCTCGGCCTTCGCGATGGCCTGGACGAAGGAAGGGTCGCGCAGGGGGGCGTCGAGGCTGGCGGCGCGCCTGTTCTCATCCAGGAGCTGACGGCGCTTCTCGGCCGAAATCCTGGCGCGAAGGGTGCGCCTGGCTTCATCCGCCTCGGCCGGCGAGAACATCCCTGCGCGTTCCTTCGCGTCGATCCTGTGCAGGTCGGTCGTGCCCATGTGAGCCTCGGCGCGGGCGATGAAGTCCGAGGGATCGCCGCCGCGCGCCTGCAGCTCCAGCAGTTCGGCCCAGAGGTCATCTGGAAGATCGGGGCGGGCCTTGGGGCTGACCAATGCCTGTCCGCAGACCATGGTCACGCCTGGGCCTGCGTTGTGCTCGCGCTCCCACTCGGCGCTGAGGCGCTTCTGCTCCGCGGCGCGGGCCTTCGCCTCGTCACTGAGGCGCTTGCGGCGTTGTTCGGGGGTTTCGGGTTTGGTGGCGGTCACAGCGTATCGACCTCCAGGCGAACGGGCTGGGGAGCGGTACCAACGACGGTGAGCTTGATGGGGAGGCCCGCGGCGATGTCTGCCCGCTCCTCCTTGGTGAGAATCCAGTAGGTCGAGACAACCGGAACGCCGTCCTCGACGTCGCGGCGCGCCGGCAGGTCGGAGCAGCCCTCCGCCACGAACGTCACATTGCAGGCCGATGTGCGGATCGCGATCATCGCCCATTCCCTCCCTCATTGATGCCTTCCCTGCGCATGAGTTCGCCGATCGAGACGCCGCCGATGCGGCAGGTGGCGACGACACGGTCGTAGCTGCGGCGGCCGGCTGTGCAGACGGCGCGCTTACCCTTGGCGATGCGCTCGAGCGCGGCCTTTGCCTCTCGTCCGCCAGGAGCGTGCAGCTCGGGCGCGTAGAAATCGGCGATGCGAACTTCGACCCAGGTCTGAGGGCCGCGGCCAGTGAGGACGCAAAGGCTGTCCCCGTCGCCGACGTAGGTTACCGGGCCGCTGAACGTCTTGCCTGACCGCAGGTGCGCCGGCATCGGCCCCTTGTCGGGGATCGCCTTGCAGGGGTCCGCCAGGGCCGGGGTAGCGAGGCAGATTAACGCCGCAGCAAGTACGGCGGCGGCAAGGCACTCGGGGAACACGGGGGCACGGGGCATTTGGATCTCTGCTGTTTTGGAACGCAGGCGCTCGACTGGATCGAGGCGCGTAACGGTCTGGCTGCCTGGCTTCAGGCGCTCGGCGCCATCGTGGGCATCGGCATTGCGATCTGGGCCGGCGGCGCACCTGCACGCCATGAGCTGCGGATGGCTCGGGCGAAGCGCGAAGACTTCCTGACCGCCATCAGCGACGCTGCGAGGTTCACCATGGAATCGCACCGATCGGTCGGGGACGCGATCGCTCAGGAGCGATGGTTCGAAGCGATGGCCAGTTTGGGCGTCCTCAAGCAGGTCAACACGGGCGCCATCCTGAAGAAGGCGCTGCGAGAGCCGCTGTCGACGTGGCCGTCGGCGACGCTCTTCGTCTGCGTTCAGAACTACGTCTTCTGCATGGCGTCGCTCGCCGCGATGGACAAAGCGCCTCCCACTGACGAGAGCGGCTGGAATACGCACCTGCTGCTGATCCGGAGCCGATACGAGGCCGTAGCGATGTCCAAGGAGCGCCTGGACGACGAGATCGCGCGATTGCGGGCGGTTGGCTGACGTCATGCCGCCCTCCCGATATGAATTGCTTCCTTCTCGAAGAGACGCCGAAACAGCCCCACGTCGGCCTCCTCCAGGGCGGCTTTGCGCCATAGGTTGAACAGGCGCTCCTCGCCCTCGTCGCAGTTGAAGAAACGGCGCTGATGCAGCCAGACGAGGAGCTTCACCGCCTGCTCAAGATCCAGCCAGTACCTGTTCCAGCACCAGTTCCCGACCCACTCGGCGGATGCGGTGATGGGGAACACGCGCCGAGCGATGCGCAAGCGGCCGTCTGGCAGCTCCACGAGCCGGATCGGGTCACGCCGGATGGTGAGCTCAAGGAAGGCGCTGCCGATGCTGATCTGCTCGACGCGGCCGGCGAACAAGCCGTTATCCGGGTCATTGCAAGCCATGTCGATTGGCAGCGAGGTCATGCCGCCCTCCCCGCTTCAAGCGCCAGGGCTTTGCCGGAGATGTTGAGGGTCCCGATCAAGCCCGGCGCTCCTGCTCGATGAAGCGCCGCTCGTCCCTGGAATAGTGGACGCAGACCTCTCCAGGCCGGCCGATGACGTCGTGATATCGGGACTTCTGGACCTTGATGATCGTGTCGTCCTCGGTCTCCCGATGCACGATCAGTCCGAGGTCACACTTGTTGTACCAGTTGGCCGAGTCCGAGATGTCGTAGAGGGTCGGCATCTTGTATTTGCCGTCTCCGTCCTTCAGCGACTTGGTGGGGTGCGCCACCAGGATCAGGTGAACCTCGAACTTCCTAGCAAAGCGCTTGAGAGCCTTGATCGCCCGGCCGACATACTCGGTCATGGTCTCGTCGCGGGCGCGCGTGTGGTCCATTTCGTTCCAGGGGTCGATCACGATCACCTGGACGCCGAAGCGAACGACTGCGGCCTCCATGCGATCAAGCATCCAGTCGAGGGTGACGTCGTCATCCTCGCTGGGGACGATGAAGACGTGGTGGCGGTCAATCCAAGCGTCCGCTTCTGCTAGCTCGGCGGCGCTGAGCTGATGGGCCGGCGTGCCCTGCCGACGCGGAGCGTCACCGCGCGGATCCACGTCGAGCAGGATGTTGTAAGGGCGGCCGTACCATGAGCGCAGAGCGCGGCGGTGATCCCGCTGAGGCGCCTGCTCGAAGGAGGCCCAGGCGATGCGCAGGCCATGGTTCAGGGCCAGCCGGCAGCAGACATCATTGGCGAAGGTCGACTTGCCCAGGCCAGGCACGCCGGTGATGACCACGAAGTCGCCAGGACGAGCCTTGTAGTGGTCCGACAGCAAGTTGAAGCCGATGTCCCAGATCGGAGGCGTAGAGACCGGCGGCAGCTCGCTCATGAGGTAGACGCCGTCGACCTGGAGCCACTGGGCCCGGTTTATCGTCTCAACAACGCCTTTGGACCCGTAGAACTGCAGCACCTCGTTGAGGTCTTTGCAGCGCTCCCGGCCGAGGCGGTCCTGCATAGGCTTCGGCAGTCGGGGGTAGGTCAGGTACTTGCAGCGCGCCCGCATCAACTGGACGGACAGATCCTGCAGCAGGGCCGCGCCGTTGTCGTCGCCATCTGCGGCGATGATGATGGTCTCGACGCGCTCAGGCGTCAGCAGCGGGCGGATAGAGCGGAGCCAGGAGTACTTGGCGCTGGCCTCGAGGTCCTCGGCGCTGCGCTCGCCGGGCGGCGGCGCCCCATCGGGAACGCTGATCGTGCGGCCGAAGCCAGCCTGAATCGCCGCGATTGCGTCGAACTCGCCTTCGGTGATGATCAGCGGCTGGCCAATCAGGCTGTCGTCGCGCAGGCAGTCCTCGTTGAAGGCAATGCGCTCGCCGCCTTTGTCGGCGGTCCACTTGCCCTCATCCCGGTCAAAAAACCGATACTTGCGCCGGACAACCTGGCCATCGCGCTTGAACGGGATGACCAGCGCCTCACCACCATCGCGACGAACGCTGTCCAGTCCCAGCCGGGCGGCCAGTTCCACGTCGATCCCGCGGGCCTCGATCGTTTCCAGCATGGCGTCGGTCATGGTCATCGAAGGCGGCTCCCTTGAAGTCGCAGTGAAAGCAGCACCAGCGGACGGCATCCGCGGTGATCGTGATGTGGAGGCAGGGGTCTTTCTTCTTCTTCCGGTTGGGCGAGCACTGTGGGCACGGCGTGCGGTAGTCGGTCCCGTGGGAACGAACCTCGATGCCGGCTTCGCGAGCCTTCTCGAACATGGTCGCCATCAAACGAACCCCTGCCGAGTGGGTACGCGGGACTCCGCCCGGCGCTTGGAGATGCCCGCGGCCGCCTTGACGAGGTAGCTGCGGGGTTCCCGGGTCTGTATGGACAGGGCGCCACCAACCGCAGGCAAAAGCTCCTTCGCGGTCAGGCCGTGTTCCTTGAGCAGGCCCGCGAAGAAGGATCTCGCCTGCCGATCAGGCATGTTGCCCTGCTGTGTGAGAACCTGGAGGGCCAGGTCCCAGGTCGCACGGTCCGGATCAGTCGACAAAACCGCGCCATCGGCGTCCGAAGATTTATCTTCGGAACCTTCAGAAGATGGAGAAGAAGAAGAAGGGGGGGGTTCTAAGGGGGGTTTTGAAACCCCCGTTTGCTCCCCCTCGTAACCGCCCTTGACCTTCTTCGGACGCCCCCCTTTCGAGCCGTGCGAAGCGCCCTTGACGCCATGCTCCGCGCCCTGCTGGCCACCAGCGGCACGGGCCTCCCGGACAGCCTCGTCTCGCACCATGCGGCGGCTGTAGATCACGCCCTCCTCGGTGACCGAGAAGACCTCGCGGGAGCGGAGCTCTTCAAGCCAACGCTTTACCGATGAGACGCTCTCGCCCACCAGCTTGGCGAGCGCTTCAGGTGTCATTGGCTTACCCATGTCGGTCAGGTGGCCGTAGGGCTCGCAGTCGTGCGCCAGGCACATGATGTCGATCCAGAGGCTGCGGGCCCCTGGCGAGCACAGGCGCAGAGAGGACTCGTTACGCCAGTCAGCGGGATAGAATTGGAATGCGGGGCGCTTGCTCATAGCGAGGCCTCGTTGATGGGGCGCAGGTCGAGGGAGGTGACGTTGTTCATGCCGCTTCCCCCATCATCCGAACAAGGAGAGCTGCGCCGGCGCCACGGGCTCCGCTGGCTCACGCCGCTGCGCGTTCATCTTCGCCAACTCGCGGGCGACAAGCTTCTCGTCCGGGACGAAGCCGATGCTTGCGAAATACTCGTCGATGTTCACGCCCGCGCAGTCGAAGCAGGCGCTTTCCCGCCAGTCTCGGTGACCGGCGGCCTTGGCACGCAGCTGCGCGGCCTCACACTTCGGGCAAGCCATCACGCCGCCTCCCGATCGAACTTGCCGACCTCAAGGCCCCAGGCGTCCCAGCCCGGCGCGCTCTCACGGCTGAACATCTCGAGGTAGGGACCGTCGGCGTACGCCTCGATGCGCTGCCGAGCCTGGTCAGGCTTACGGCTGTGCTGGCGTCGCGCGGCGACGATCAACTCGCGGACGGACTTGGATTTGCGAACCGGCTTTCCCCGGCGGCCAAGAAGGCAAATCTCGGTGTTCTTACGCGTCGTGTAGCCCATACCGACGTGCCAGTCGGTGTCAGTCACGAACATCGATGATGCAGCCGACGGATTCAGCTTGGCCCAGAGGAAGCCGATGCTGGAGTACTCAAACCCCCACGCGGCCATGACACGGAAGGCCTGCTGGAGGTGCGGGCCGGTCGTCCAAAGGAACAGGTGCGCATCCCTCGCCGCGATCTTCGCAACGGGAAGAGCGCAGATGTCGGCAAGCGGCATCGTCACGTACTTGGCTGACGGTGAGCGCCCGGTCTGGCCTTTTGCGGACCGCGATGCGTGATGCCAGGGCGGATCGGCGAGGATGACGCCGTATCGACCTGCCTGGGGCGTCTCGAGCAGGCTCACGAGATGAACCCTCCCGTATCCCGCCCAGCGCACCGCTCGCGCTCGGCAAGCGCCTGGATCTCGGCCTGGATGGCGGCGATGGTCGCTGAGAAGCCGCCGAGCTCGCAGAGGCACTGCATGACGCCGCGAAGGCGGGCCCGCTCCATGAGGATGTTGGTCGACAGCAGCTGGCCGCGCTCGACGGCGGCGATGTGGTCGGCGTTGAGGGAGGCGGTGCTCATGCCGCCTCCTTGGGCGCAAATAGCGCGTTGGCTTCCGCCCTGCCCTTCGCCTCGGGTCTATAGGCTGGGCTGAGGTCGGTCGCCGCGCCGGCGAGGATGCCCTGAGCACGGCCGATGTCGCCGTTCGTCTCGACGATGCGAGAAAGCCGGCGGATGAGGATGCGGCAGACCTCGATGATCAGTTCGCGGTGCTGGCCCTCCAAAGCGGCCTTCAGCGCCCTCTCGAAGCGGGAAGCCCAGCCGAGCGCGGCCTCCTTCCGGCGCTGCTCGGCAAGCTCGGCGTGGCCCCGCAGACGGCGCTTGGTGACGACGGGCTTTTTCATGCCGCGAACCTGCGAAGACTGCGGACCAGCTCTGCACCCTTCGGCTTGCCGGCGTCGGCCTTGGAGACGCCGAGGGCCTGATGCTCCGCGCAGTAGTTCGGATGGCCCGGCTTCTTCGGCCGGCAGCAGGAGTGCTGGACGTCGGCGCCGGGAACATCGACGGGCCACGAGCAGCCGTTGCCTCGCTCCATCCAGGGCCGCGGGGTAGATCCGGGCAGTGGCGCCCACGCCTCCTTGGGGATGATGACGTGCGGCTCGCGGGGCTCGGGCGCCTCGTGGACTGCGTTGTTGCCGGAGATGATGAGCGGCTTGACGATCGCCGGCGTGACAGGCCGGCGCTTCGAGGCGTTGAGGCCGTTGTTCTGGCTCGGGGCGCGCTTCACCTCAGGAGCGCGCGGCGGACGCTGGGGCTTCCGCTCGCCAGGATCAGACGGAGGCTGCGGGCGGGAAAGGCCCGCGCGATAGATGATCCCCATCACCGCGTTTCGGGTCACGGGAAACGGCAGGAGCTTCACGATCTGGCCGGCGGACTTCCCCTCCAGCCAGAGCGCCTTGATTTGCTCGCGGTCTTCGTCGGTCCAGCTCATGCGGCCTGCTCCTGGGGAGCCAAGGCCTCGATGCGAACGTCTATGCCCGGCTGCAGGCTGTAGACCTTCGTCTGAAAGCCGCGCGTGATCTGCGCGTCGTCGATCCAGACGATCTTGTTCAGTGCGTCGTAGACGGCCTTGGTGAGGTTGTCTTTATCGGGCTTGACGATGTGAGCGATCTCGCCGGCGGCCATGGCTTCGCGCCGCCACTTCGGCTCGCTCTTCGGGATCGGCATGCGGAACCGGAGGGAGACCGACAGCGCACCGGTGAGGGGCCGCCGGCCAACCATGACCGCGCGAGCAATGCCTCGGATGCTGTCCTGATACTTCCGCATCGGCGTTGGCGTGTAGGTCTGGACGAACAGCGCCCCTTCCTTGCCGGCGATGCGGTGCCCCGCCCGCGACCAGCCCTTGGGCATGCCGTGGAGCGTGAGCGCCAGGATGTTGTCGGCCTCCCAGCCCATCACGCGGCCGTGCCGAACGAGGTTTCGTCGTTGGTCGGCTTGGCCCAACCAGAGGCTTTGAGCTTCCGGGCCTCGTCGTCGAGGGCGTCCTCGATGTCCTGCGGATCGAGGTCCCCGTCCTCGTCCTCGTCGTCGCCGTCAGTCAGTTCGCCACCGGCCTGCTTCAGCTTGGCGAGGACACCGTCGGCCTTCTCCAGCTGCAGATAGAGCTCCTTCTGGCCCTCGTGCCAGCCGGCCAGCCAGTCCTGATGCAGGACCGAAGCGATCTCCTTCGGCGGTTCCGGATCCTCGCCGTTTCGACCGGCGCGCAGGCCTGCTGCGTGGGCCGCGGCTTGGTCGTCGGCAGTGTCGCCCGTCGTGGGGAACAGCTCCTGTTGCGCGCCGACCGGGAGGCCGTTGCGAGCATAGCGTGCGCTGAGCTTCGTCCAGTACGCGGCGAACTCTGCCGGCCCCATGGACATCTTGGCGATCAGGTCCTCGAAGTCCTTACGGCTCGTCTTGAGGTCCTGTTTCACGCCGGCGAAGAGGCTGTTCACCGCCTCGCGCTTGGCCTTCACGACCGAAGCGGCGACTTCGACCTCGGCGATCGCGGCCTTGATCTTCTGCTGGTAGTAGGCCTCCAACGCGGCGACTTCGTCATCCGTGAGGACGACGTTGTGACCAGGGCCGGGCGTCTTCTTTGAGCGGGCCATGCCGCCCTCCTTCACGTCTGGCCGGACATCACCGCCCCGGCCGGTGGCGGGGTGGTTCAGCTCTCGTGTTCGGGGATCGCCATGCCGGCGTCGCGCAGCTCTTCCATCGCCTTGCGATGCAGGCGGCGGATCAGCTCGAGTTCGGTTGGTGTGAACTTGTCGTCCTTGGCGGCCTTGCGAACTGCGGCCTGCAATGCGGCGACGCTCTCGGTTGCGTCGCTGACCTCCTCGACGATGTCTTCGGGGTCGTCGCCGTACTCCAGGGCATGCCGCTCGAAGAGCACGCGAGAGTACGTTGGGCGGCCGCAGTAGCTTTCCAGGATCGCGATCACCTCTGCCGACATCGACGAGCGGTGATTGGGGTTCTGGTAGTAGGACATCATGGACCGCTTGATCTGCCAGCCCGCGGCCTTGCAGGCCCTGACGGCCTCATCGATTCCGCCACACTGGCCAATCAGGGTGCGGGCCAGGAGCGCATGCTCTCGCGGGGTCATTGGATTTCTCCCTGACGCTTCCAACTGACACGGGCCGCAACAGCGAAGATGTTCCCCGCCGAAAGGGGCTGGTGATGACCACGACGATCGAGGCGCTGATCACCGCCGCAGCGCTGGCGGGCCGGTATCGGGAGGACGCTCGGGAAAACCCCGATTGCGCCGGGGGTTGGAACCGCAGCGCGGATCGCTGGCACGCCGTCGCGACGAGGCTCGCTGGCGATTTGGTGGAGGCGGCGGGGTGTCAAACCCCATGGTTCCCGCCGCCTCCCTCCCCGGTCACCGTTGCGCGGCGTGACCGAAGCTGAATGGGCGGCGCCGGCGGTGACGGGCTCGTCTATGCCGGCGCCTGGACGAGCGAAGTCGGGCATTAGCCGACGGCCCCGGGGAGAGTTTCGCTCGTCGTTCTTGAAAGGGGTGCGGGCCGACCGCTCGGAGGTCAGGCCCGCGTATCCGCGCGCTTCAGTTCGGGAGGGGCTGACCTCGCGCGAATGGGAATGGGATGAGGCCGGGACCATGGGATCAGGCGGCCTTGGCGTGCTTGTGAAGCTTGCCGGTCTTAATCTGGCTGATCACCGTCTGGGAGACACCGAACTCGACAGCCAGGGCGCCCTGCTTCTCGCCGCACATTGCGCGGCTGCGGATTTCGGCCGCCTGTTCATCGGTGAGTTTGAGCTTGCCCGCCGCACGCAGCGCCTCTCGGAAGGAGGGATCGGCGAAGCGAGCCCTAGCCTTTGCGCCAATCGCGGCCCTAGTCGCCGGATCTCTCATGGCGGCAGTGATTTTGGCCCGCACTTCGGGGCGGCTCACGATGATGGCCAAGCGCTCCGCGGCGGCGGCCTTCTTCTCATTCGTCTCCGGCAGCACAACACCCGTCCGGTGCGCTCGACCAAGGACCGCATTGCGTGTCGTCCCCAGGGCGGCGGCGATCTGAGACCCCGTCATGCCCTCTGCGGCCATGCGTTCGAGGTCGGGCTGGCGAGCCTTCCAGTCCATCAGGCGGCCTTCGTCTCAGGGTCAGAGTTGGCCGCGATCCGAGGGAAGAGGTCGCTGGGCGCCAGATCGACCCCGAGTTCCGGCGCGCGCTCCAGCAGGCGCTCCATCTGCGCATACGTGAGCGGGTTAGCATTGGCCTGCTTGCCGCAGATGGTGTGCGGCTTCACGCCGATCGCCGCTGCGATGGCCGTTTGCGTCCCGAACTTGCTCAGGAGGCGGGTGATCACCGGATGAGGGGGTCGTTTATCGGACATGAGCCGATATTATCGGACGTTCCGATTATCGCAAGGGACGATTTATCGGACGCTTATCGGTTCGGAATCTCCGATGCTCCGCCCATGTCGATAGGCGTCCGCATCAAAGAGGCCCGCAAGCTGCGCGGGATGACCCAGGCAGAACTCGCCAAAAAAATTGGCGTGGTTCAGTCGACCGTTTCGGACCTTGAGCGCGGCGATCTGAAGAGCTGGCCGAATCACGCAGAGCGCATCAGCCAGGCCCTGGCCCAGCCGCTAGGCTATTTTCAGGGCCTAGATCCGGATCTTCCGCCCGAGGTCGACGCCCACGGCGATATGCCCGCTGTCATCCAGGTGCCGGAATACGATGTGCGGCTCTCGGCCGGCGGCGGTTTCCATGTGGATCGAGAGACGACCCGCCGGACGTGGCCCCTCCCCCGCTTCCTGGTTGTC